GAAATGGTCAAGCGCGTTGGCGTGCAAACAGCCCTCGGCAAGATCTCGGCGGTCGCAGGTCTGAAGCTGATCGGCTTCAAGATCGTTGGCGAGATACAGGCCCGCATGGCTGAAGGCATCCCGCCCCCGCTCAGCCCCGAGTACTTGAAGAAGAAGCTTGCAAAATACCCCGGCGCGGCTACCCCGCTGATCGCTAGCGGGCAGTCACGCAGCGCGATCACTCACGTAGTGACCGACGCGCAGGGGACGGTGCTCACGTGAGTCTGGCGCCTGGCTCTCTGGACGCGGGACTATCCGCCTTGTTCGATCGGCTTTCCGGCGTACCAGGATCCGATCCGGAGAATCGTTCCGGCGGTTACTGCGACGACGCTACGCAAGCACAAGTCACCTTCCGACTCACATCGATCGCGGGCGTAGCGCAAGACGAGTTGCGCGTGGAGTATGACCCCGACGCGGAAATCGAGGGCGACACGTACGAGCCTGATCCGAACGACCCTTCGGCGCGGCTCGGCGGGGTTGTATATACGTCGAGCGGTCACCGCGTTCTTACCTACACCGTCAAGGTTGAGTGCCACTTTCAGGACGTCACCGCGAAGCTATACAGCGAACGCCTTCGCACGCGCCTGCGCTTGCCCAGTGCGCAACGTGAGTTGCGCGCGCTCGGTCTGTCGATCGTAAGTATCGGGCTGACCCGGGACTTTTCGGGCAGCAGTTTCGCGAACCGCGAGATCAGCGTCGCGCTTTTTGAGTTGGTTCTGAACGCAGTGGACGCGGCCTCGGACGAAGCCGTCACAACGATCGAGCGCGCCGAAGCGACGATCACAGGATTGGAGCCCTAATGGGACTAGATGACTTCTCGAATATCGTGGTGAAGGTCGGAAGCCTTTACCTGTCAGCTGCCAGCGCCGCGGCCGTCACGCCCGATCCGCCCGACCCACCAGACCCGGAGCCCCCGGCGGACACGGTAACCGTTTCTCAGACGATTGGCGTGGACGTGGCCCCGCACACCCAAGGCCTAATCGTCGTTTCGCAACCCCTCGACGTTGTCGTTACAGGTGGCTACTCGGCATATTCGCCGCTGGCCGAAGGGAACCTGCAGGTCTGGATCGATATGCTCGATGCAGGGTCTAAGACGATCAGCGGAGCGACCCTCACTGCATACAAGAACAGAGTCACTGGCGTGGACCTAACACCAGGAACGCCGGTCCCATACGAAGCCACAGGTTGGAACGGCAAGCCCTGTATTCACCCCACGCTGATCGGGCATGCGCCGATCGCCACTGAAGCCGCTGTGATTTCGGCGTTCGATTGCCCGAACCCCGGGGCTAAGCCCTTTACCGTGATCTGGTACGCCTCGGCGGACTTGGCCACGGGGAGCGGCAACATCTTCGCTCTCGGCAATTCGGCGGTGCAATCCTCGTCTACTCGATACTGGGGCCTCCGTCCTGGCGTTGCTCAATATGAGTACGCGTGCACCGCGCCTGCCGCCGGCACTACAGCCGCGCGCACCGGCGTCCCGGCCTCGGGGGTGAAGACGATCATTTCGTGGGACTCCTTGGGCGTGGGCGTCAACTTCCGTGAGAACAACGGCACGGCCGTTGTCCCCGCGGGTGTGCCTGATCCCCAATACTCCACCGGGGTAGGTCCGGATCGGTATTCAATCGGTGGCAGGCCGGATTCCACTCCTGATGGGCCATGGGTCGGTCTGATCGCTGAAGTCCTAGTATTCAGCGCTCAGCTGGACGCCGCGGCTTTAACCCGCGTGTATAACTACCTAGTTGCGAAATGGGCTTGATATGGCACGTAACGCCGTTCTAGTCATTTGGCATACTGGCCAAAGCAACGCCTGGGGGGCTAACCCAAGCGAGTTGATCACGTTGGCCAGCGTGCCCTATTGGGACACCTTCCTAGGCACTACGCTTGTTGGCGGCGAAGGTACGCCATCGGCCGCTTTCCACGACCTGCACGGAAATGGCGGAGCTGGCCACGTTGCGCACGGTAGCGACGCCACGATCGGACGCCTGCTAGTCGAAGCGGGTTACGACGTCGTAATCATCAACCTAAGCCGCGGATCCACGTATGCATATATGTGGAAACCAGGCACAGATTACGTATGGGGCAACGTATCGAGCCCGAGCTCAGATAGCTGGCTAGGCCAGAGCCGCGCGGCTTGGGCCGCGCTGCAAGCACTCCGCCCGGGCGCTACCTTCCGTCACGTCCACGTGCGCGACCAAGGTACAAGCGATATGCGCTTGCCTACCACGTCAGGCTATCCGCCGATCGTCGCAGCGTGGGCAGCGGACACGCAGATCCATCACGCAGACCTCGAAGCCTTGGTAGGTCAGTCCGTCCCCAAAGTTTGCGTGATGTCGCAAATCAACTTTTGGCAGAGCGGCACGTCAGGGCCGCCCCCGAATTGGGCAGCTGAGATCCGCGCGCAACAAGAGATCTGGTGTCCGGCAACGGGCCCCCTCGGTCGACGCGTATACACAGACGGCCCCTCGGGCGAGAACCTATACTCGATCGAGCCGGACAATCTGCACTTCACACAACAAGGCTACACCGACGTCGCTACGCCGATCGTCCAAGCAATAAAGGAGCTAGTCCCCATGGGCGCACTATCAACGACGGCGAAAGATTCGCTGATCAACCACGAAATGAACAAGGGCGCATACTCGCCCGCGGCCACACACTATATGCACTTGTATGCAGCCGGTGGCGTGCCGATCAGCGGCAACGGCTACGCGGTGCAAAGCAAGACCAACAACACCAGCAACTGGTCCACGCCCAGCGGGCGCGCGGTGAGCAACTTGACTGCGTGGACATTCCCGACTCCTACCGGTTCTTGGTCTGACGTGGTCGAAGCGCGCATCACGACTAGCGGCACGGAAGGCGCGGGCGTTGTACTCGCAAGCGACACCTTCACGCCCGTACCCGTGAACGTCGGGACGGGGCCCTTCTCGATCGCGATCGGCGCGTTCGTGATCACGGCCGCGGCCGGCGGTTTCGTCGACACCGTCGTACACCGCATGCTGGGCCTGATGTTCGGCGCTACCGCCTATACCGCGGACACCACGGTACACATGAGTTACTACGCAGGTGACCCGCAAGGCGCGGGCACGCAAGCGGGCACGCGCACTAGCCTAACCAAGGCCACCGCCTTCGGCACGTCCTCGGCTGGCATCATGGCGTCCGCCGTGGATATCGCGCTAGCCCACCAAGGCACAGGCACACACGTAGCTTTCCATACTCTGACGAGCGGCGGAACGTTGCTCTATTCCGCGACCCGGCTCGGCACGATCGGCCTCACGGGCACCGTCCTAGCCGGCCAAGTCCGAGTCCAAATCCCGTAAATAGCCTGGTCCTGGGTCAAACTTGACCCAGGGCCCAGGCCCTGACACAATTGGAGCAACTTGCATGGCCCTTGACGACTTCTCAAATATCGTGGTTTCGACCGGCGGGGCCGCGCTCTCGCAAGTCGGTTTCGGCACGCTGCTAATCGCTGCTTTCCACAACAAGTTTGCAGACGAAATCCGCGAGTACCTGAGCGCGGACGAGGCGGTGGCTGACGGCTTCGAGACCGACGATCCGGTCTATCTGATGCTTCAAGCTGGCTTTGCGCAGCGCCCGAAGCCGAAGAAGATCAAGCTGGGTAAGCTCACCTCGCGCCCAGTGCAGACGATCGTCCTCACCCCGATCGCTACGAACAGCGTAGCGTACGCAATTCAGCTCGGGGAGAACGACCTCGACCTGGAGTCGATCAGCTACACGTCCGATGGTAGCGCGACGGTAGCCGAGATCTGCACTGGCCTGCGCGCCGCGATCATTGCAAACGCGAACCTGAGCCACGTGGTAGCTACGGACAACACCACGAACGTGACCTTGACGATCACGGGCGGGAACGTGCTCAAGTTCGCGGGCTGGAACACCGCGCGCTTGACCGTGGTGGACAACACCCCAGGCCAGACCCTGCGCTTGACGCCCATCGTGGTGAATCAAGTTGAGTACGCCTTCACCGGCTACACCAAGGGCAAAACCGCCGCGATCAGCTACACGAGTGATGCAAGCGCGACGGTGGACGAGATTTGCGACGGACTGCAAGCCGCGATCCTCGCAGCGGGCTTCCCCGGTGTCACGGTCACCCCGGACAACGCCACGGCAACATACATCGATATCAAGTCGACAAGCGGCCGGCTGTTCTTCGTGAAGAATTGGCGGCGGGATCGTATCAAGTTCGAGGACGTCACCGCGGACCCCGGTATCACGGCGGACCTCGCGGCGCTGCGTGTGTTAGATGATGACTGGTACGGCCTCGCGATCTGGCACAATGCCGCGCTGATCACGGAAGAGGCCGCGGACTGGGCCGAAACCCAGTTGCTGATCTTCGGCTACAACACGTCCAGCTGGCGCGACTGCGTCGCGGGCCAAACCACGAACATCGGCCAGATCCTCAAGGGCAAGGGCTACGCCCGAAGCATCGGCATTTTCAACGGCAACGACACCGGCGCGTACGGCGGCGTCCGTATGTGCGCCGAGCGCTTCCCACATGACCCGGGCTCGCGTGGGTACGGCGGGACGTGGCACGCAAAGCAACTCCGCGGCCAGATCGCGGACGTGCTCACCTCGAGCGAGAAGACCGCGATCGTGGGCTACAACCTTCAGCCCTACATCACCACGTCCAAGACTCGCTCGCACACCCTCGGGGGTAAGACGGCCTCGGGCGAGTATGCGGATGTGGTGCGGTTCCTGGATTGGTTCCGCGTGCGCTTGCAGGAACGCCTGGCAACGGTCCAGCTGGACAACGAAATCGTTCCCTTCGACGAGACCGGCCTGGCCTTGTACGAGGCCGCGTGTCGCGCGCAGCTCAAAGCCGGCCGCAAGACGGGCGGCATTGCAGCCACCGACGCGGACGGGAACGAGCCCTCGGTCCAGGTCCCGACCTTGGCCGACACGGACGAAATCGATCGCGCGGCGCGCGTGCTGCGAGACATCACAATCTCTTTCCGATTGGCCGGCGCGATCCACTTGGTGGACCCGGTCAACGTAACGGCAACGGTGTAACATGGGACAGAGTCAAGAAGTCAAAGTTTGGGACGTCCGAAACTGGGATCTGTCCGTGGCCAACGTGTCGATCAGCGGTTTCGACGAGACCGATACGATCGATTTCGAGCTGGACGAGGACGGCTTCACCGAGGTGAAGGGCGTTGACGGAGATATCGCGGTCTGCACTGTGGTGGCCGAGGCGGGCACTCTCAACGTCCACTTGAGCCAGGGCAGCAAGGCCAATGCTCTCTTCTCGGGGATCTACCGCGCGAACCGGCTTAGCCCCACGGTAAGCGGCCTAGTAACGCTGCAAGCCAAGGACCGAACGAACGGGTCTTACATCGTCTCGGACACCGTGCGCATCGTCAAGCCGCCCGCGATCCGGATCCAAGCGAAGGTCACGCCCCGCGTCTGGAAGATCCGAGTGTATAATCCGGATTGGTTCGAGGCCGGCCTATGAGCAACGCTCGCAAAGTCAGGGCGGGTCAATTCGAGCTCACGATCGATCCGCTCCTTGCGGGGGACGCGTTGGACTGGATCGCTGACCTCGGCATGCTGCTCGCGCCCGTGGTGCGTGAGCTCACGGGCAAGGGCGCAGCCGCGCGCGTGGGCGCGGCCTTGCTCGGCAACCCCGAATTCAAGTCCACGCACCGCGCGCTACGCGAGGCGTTCGGCGCGCGCACGCGGCTACAGCGCCTGTCCACGGATCCGAAAGCCAAGAAGAACCCTTTGGTGGAGACTCTGGACAACGAGGTCATTTTCCACGCCGTGTTCGGCGGGGAGAACTCGATCCACTACGCGGCGTGGTTCCAGGCCGCGTTTGAGCTGAGCTTCAGTGGTTTTTTAGCTGGCGCGCTCGCCAAGTTCGGAACGCTAAAAAGCGCCGCGGACGCAGTGACGAGCGCAGCGTCCCAATCCGGATCCCCGGATCCTGTGAACGAAGATGGCTGATTCACCGGATCGCAACTAGCTCGGTCTACACAGACCCCTACGCTACGATCCGCGACGCTTGGACCTTGGACGAGGTCCTGGCCGCAAACGACTTTTTAGACGCACGCGAGGAAGCGCAGGCCCAGGCAAACGCCCGGGCCGAGGCCACCGCGCGTGCTAAGGTGTGACCGTGGCCGATGACGCGCTAAGATCCGTATTCGCTTTTCTGGGGTTCGAGTATGACGCCCAGAAGCTGGACCAGGCCAACAAGTCGGTTGACTCGTTGGTCCTGGGACTGGAAGGCGCGTTGGCCGCGGTGTCCGGCGGTCTGTTCGTCTCGCGCCTGAACGCGATTGCGGACGAACTCGACACCTTCGACGATCTGAGCGCGGCCACCAATGTCGCGACCAAGGACCTTCAAGCGATGGGCCTCGCGTTCGAGCTGAACGGGTCCAGCGCCGAGGCCATGCAAGCCGCCCTATATAAGCTGAACGCGCAGCTTGGCGGGCTCGAGGACGGGGCCAAGACCCAAACAGAGGTGTTCAAGAAGTTGGGTATTGAAGTCGACTCCACGTCGAAGAAGGCCCCGACGCTGGGCGCCGTGCTGCCCCAGATCTTCGAGGGCTTCAGCCAGTTAGAGACCGAGGCGGACAAGGCGCGCGTAGCAACACAGCTTTTCGGGCGCTCCGGTACGCGCCTGATCCCTGTGCTGGACCAGGGCGCGGACGGCCTCGAGAAGATGCGTGCCGAATTGGATAAGCTCGGGGGCGGTGCGAGCGACGATGCGATCGCGAAAGCAGGCGCCTACCGCGATAGCCTCGCGCGGCTGCACTACTCGTTCTTCGCGCTCAAGGGCCTGATCGCAGAGCAAGTGTTTCCCCGGCTGACCTCGGTCACCAACTCGCTCGCGCGCGGGGTGGGTTGGCTTTCCAACTGGGCGAAGCAAACGACCCTCGCGGAGTCCGCCTCGAGCGCGCTTGCGCTCACCCTCGGCGCGAAGCTAGCCGGTGCATTGGCACCGTACGCCAAGGCCGGCTTCAAGTTCGCGGGCATCTTCCTCGCCTTTGACGATCTAATGGCCTTTCTCGCGGGGAAGGATTCTTTGATCGGCACGCTGCTAAACAACGCCTTCGGTAACGGCACGGCCACCGCTGTGCGCGCGTGGGTCAACGACGCGGGCAAGGTCTGGTCTTCGTTTTGGTCGAAAGCCAAGGAGGATCCGCAAGGCCTCGTTCACTACCTGAGCCAGCCCGAGACCTGGGCTCCTGTGATCGACGCCATGGCCGATATGGGCGCGGCCGGGGCCGAGGCCGCTATGTCAGCGCTAATCGATAGCACACTCGGAAAGATCACTGGCCTGCAAGCTATCAGTCGGGTTGGCGGGCGCATCGCGCGCGCGGTAGAAGACCCCGGGCAGATCGTTGAGAACGAGTGGTACAAGCCCTCCAAACTATTCGGAGCGTTGACCCCCCAAGAAGATCCGAAGGCCGTGGAAAACAGTCTTAAGACGTGGGTCGCGGTGAAAGAACGCCAGCGCGGAGGTTACACGCCAGATCCCACGCGCGATCGTCGGGGCATGACCGAGGTGAGCGGGGAGGTCAGCGGCAATGATGTAGCGTACCACAGACGCGCGCTTACCTTCGGCGCGACCACACCCGTCACGTTGAACGAGCCCAAGGCCGACCCAAACGCTAACACGGGCGCGATGGGCGCGGTAGGCGCCTTGCTGGCTTCCTACGCGCCGGCGGCCAACGTGCAAGCCCCCGCGCCCGTGCTGGTCACGGTGCAAGCTCCGGTCACCGTCACGGTAGCGCCGGGAACCGACCTAGCGCAGGCGCGCGACGTGGGTCGCGCTGCAAGCGAGGGCGCGGTAGGTGGCTGGCAAGCCGCGCGCGATGCGCTGGTCCAAAGGTCCGCGGTGAAGAAGTGAGAAAGATCGAAGAACTCCCCTACCTCGAGTGGACTACTGACGCGGGTGAGGTCCGGCGCCTGTACGCGGATGCCTGGAAGTCCGAGGAGCTCACCCTATCAGCGGTGGCCACGCAGCAAAAGGTGGAGTCGGGGGCAACGGTTAGCGACCACTACAAGCCAGAACCCCGTGCGCTGCGCGGAGAGCTCGTCTTTGGTGACGCGCCGATCCGCGGTGACCTTGACGAAGAGAACTACGGTAACGACCGGTCTGAGCCGCTCCGCTATGCCGAGGGCGTGAACACTAGCGGCCTGCCTAGCTCGTTCTCCACGCTCGCCTTCGACTCACCCCCGCGCGAGCGCTGGAAGCGTGCCCTAGAGTTGATCGATCAGTGGCAGGCCAGTGGCACGCTGATCACGGTCAAGGGATCAATGGCCCGCCTCGAGAACTTTGCGATCGAGGACGCGCGCGGCTTCCGCGATAGCTCCTCGGGCGGGGGTTGCACGATCACGATCCAAGGTCACCGCGTGGACTTTGCGCAGAGTGACGTGGCGGTGGCCGTGCCCTTGCCGCTAGAGCCCCGCGCACAGCAGAAGAAGGGTGACAAGTCCGGCAACCCGTCTGACGCGAACAGTGCGGACCAAGCCAGCGCGGCGAAGCAGCTAGCGATCGATATGGGCATCGGTCGAAAGGGGTCTGGACTATGAGCCTTGTTCTACCCTTCACCCGTAACGCGGCTTTCTTTCAACTGCGCATCCCGCTCGAGGGCGTGGACTACCTACTCGACTGGTCTTGGAACGCTCGCGCGGGGGCGTGGTTCCTTTCGCTCGCAAGTGAAGACGGAACCCCACTAGTAAGCGGGGTCAAGGTCGTTTCAAATCGCCCCCTGTTCGCCCGGTTCTCGTACCTAACCGGCATGCCACCGGGCGAGATTGTTGCGGCGGACTTCACGCGCAAAGTCTCTTACCCAGGGTACGACCAGCTAGGCACAGCGGAGTTGCCTTTGCTGTACTACACCGCGGCGGAGCTCGCAGAGATATGAGCCGGTTGTCCGGGCGTCAGATCTACTTGCAGATCGACACGATCAAGATCAACGGTCTGCGTATTCACTTCAAGGCCGAGAAGTCGCTAGCCAAGGATCCAAACAAGTGTGAGGTCAAGGTCTGGAACCTGACTCCCGACCAACGCGCGCAGCTCACCAAGAAGCGCACCCCGACCGTCGCACTGAGCGCAGGCTACGCGGACGAAACCACCTCGATCTTTTTGGGTGAGGTGATCAGCGTATTGCATGAACGGGACAAGCGCAGTGGTGACGTGATCACCACGGTCAATACCACGGACGGCGGGGACAAGATGCAGAAGGCCCGCGTCAATATGAGTTTCGGCCCCCGCACCAAGATCGATGCTGTGTTGCGTGCCCTCGTCAAGTCGCTGGGCCTGAAAGAGGGCAACGTGTCGCGCGTAGCGGCCGAGCTCGCGCGCGGCACGAAACAAGACATATACCTAGGCGGGGTCACGCTTAGCGGCAACGCGTCCCAGGAGTTGACGCAGCTGGTCCGTAGCGCGGGGCTCGAGTGGAGTGTGCAAGACGGCGCTGTCCAAATCCTGAACCCAGGCAAGGCGATCAACTCGTTCGCTGTGCTCTTAGACGAGCAGACGCTATTGGACACGCCCACGGTAAACACCAAGGGCATAGTGACAGGACGCACCTTCATTCAACGGGACTTTCTCCCCGGGCGCCAAGTCCGAATCCAACACGAGTTCGTCAAGGGCGCCTTCCGCATCGAGAAGTGCACCTATACCGGTGACACGGGCGTAGGCGAAGACGAGTGGTACGTGGAATTTGAAGCAAAAGGAAAGCTGAATGGCTGACACCACCCCAAGCCCCGAGGCCGTGATCGGCGCGGCCATTGCGTCGCGTCTGCTGGACGTATTCACCGCCTTACCGGGGATCGTAGAGTCCTACAACGCCGCCGAGAAGACGATCACGGTCAAGCTGGCCGTCAAGCGCGCGATCGACACCGAAGACGATGGGGTGGTGCTAGAGGAAGTCGAGCCGATCCCGAACGTGCCAGTGCTCTGCTTCGGATCACCGAAGCTCTCCTTGCGCGCGACCCTGACCAAGGGGGACTCGGTGTTGTTGATTTTCTCGCAATGGGCAATCGCTCAGTGGCGATCAACTGGCGAGGTCTCGGACCCGCGGGACCTGCGCTTGCATGGGCCCTCGTACCCCGTAGCGATACCCTGGTATGCGCCCAGCGGCGGGCCTGGTAGCGACGACGACGATTCGATCGGGCGCGCGGGCGGCCTGCGAGCGCACTTCAAAGACGATGCGATCGAAGTAGGCGACGGGTCGGACGCTGTGGCCCTGGCGGCCAAGGTCAATGCCCGGTTGAACGCCCTGGAAAGCGCGTTCGCTGCCCTGGAAACCGTGTTCGCGGCCCATGGCCACGCCTTCGCCGGGGGTGCGGTTACCCCCGGGGCCGTCCCTATCTACACGCCCACAGCCCCCAGCGGATCGGACGTGTCAAGCTCGAATTTGAAGGCCGACTAGGGCCTGGGTCATTTCTTACCCACGTGCTAGGCTGTAGGCGTGGCCGTGCCTCGATCGTTGCTGCTGGACCCCGAGACCGGGGATCTGGACTTGTCCAAGGGCCTGCGCTTGACCTCGGGGCTGGCTGAGTACACCCGCCAGCAACTCAGGATCAACCTCGGTGTGTTCCTTGGCGAGTGGTTCCTAGACCAGCGCCTAGGCCTGCCTGTGTTCCGTGACCTGATCGGGCAGCCCTTCGATCCGGCCTTAGCGCAATCTATATACCGCCAAGGCATCGCAAAGACGCGGGGCGTAGGCTCGACGGGCCCTGTCATCGCGACGCAAGGCCCCGATCGCAGATTGCAGATCGAGGCGGACAACGTCCAGACGCTCGAGGGCGAAGACGTCCCTTTCGAGCCGCTGATCTTGGGTGACCTATGAGCTACGGCTATCTCTCAACCGGTTTCGTAACCAAGCCGCTAACCGCCATTCTGCAAGGCATTCGCGAAAGGCAATGGGCCTCCCCCGAGCTCGGCCCTAACTTCGACAACGACGATCTGACCCCAGCTGGCCAGCTGAACGGGACTTTTGCGAGTGAAGTGGCGGAGCTTTGGGAGCTCGGCGCGGAAATCGTTGCTGGAGGGGACCCCGAAGCCGCGGCGGGCTATGCGCTCACGGTGTTGGCGTCTATTGCTGGCGCAGAGCGTCGGGACCCACAAGCCACGCGCGTGCTGCTGAGCTTCCAACTTGCCGCGGCCACCACGGTGCCCGCCGGCTTCCTGATCGCGGTAGACGATCGCCCGGATAAGGTGTTCGAGCTCGAAGCCGACGTGACGAACCCCACAGGGTCCACGGGCTATTACACGGGGTACGCGCTGTGCACCGAAGTCGGCCCAATCACTGCGGCCGCTGGCACTGTTACCGAACCAGTCAACACCCTGTCCGGCCTTCTTTCAGTGACCAATCTAGCGGACGCGGTGCCCGGCTGGCTTGCGGACGATGATATCACTTTGCGCCAGCGTCGCGCGGACCAGCTCGCGTTACGCGGGGGTTCGACCATAGCCGCGATCCGTGCGGATCTGCTGGATTCGGAGAACCACCCCGAGCTCGAAGGCATCCGCGAAGCTTTGGTGCAAGAGAACACCCTGGACTACGTGGTGGGTGGCCTCCCGCCGAAATCGATCCACGTGATTATCGATGACGGAAACACGCCTACGGTCAGTAACAACGACATAGCCCAAACGATCTTCGAGTCCAAGGCGGGAGGCATCGCGACTTTCGGCGCCCAGTTGGCTTTCGCGACGGACGAAAACGGGACGCTACAGCCTATTTACTTCTCGCGCGCTACCCCGCGCGATGTGTGGATCGCGCTGATCGTCACGGTCCGAAGTGACTTCCCCGCGGATGGGGCGGACCAAATCAAAGCCGCGATCGTGGCCTCGCATCGCTATACAATCGGCGAAGATGTGATCGCGCTTCAGCGGCGCGCCGATGCCTTACAGGTCGCAGGCGTCGAGGACGTCCCGACCTTCACCCTCGGGTTTAGCGCGGTGCCTGTCGGGACCTCAAACCTAGCTATTGCTGCCAATGAGCGCGCGGCGCTGGACACCGGCCGCATATCGGTAACGGCGGTACCGGCCTGATGCTGATTCCTCTGCCTCCAAATCAGCAGATCGCACCAAACGGGTCTGTGTCCACGGGCGACCCGTCCGCGAACCACACCACGCAAGCCGCTGGGCGCGTGGTGGACGTGCTGTCAAAGCCGAAGCTACTCGCGCTCCTCAATTCTTACACCGAGGAGCTGCAAGAGGTAGAGGCCCTCTTCTGGACGATCCTCCGTGCGCGGTTCCCTGACTACGCGGAAGGTGTTCAGCTGGACGTCCTCGGGCGCGTGGTAGGTGAGGAACGCAACGGCCGCTCCGATCTACGCTACCGCGCGCGCATCAAGATCCGAATCTTGATCAACCTTAGTTATGGATCCGCCCCGGAAGTTATCCGGATCCTGCGCACTATGGGCCTAGCCGTCTTTCGTCTGACTGAAGTCGGGTCGGGGCTCCGGATCGAAGTCCTCGGGCCTACGGACCTCGCCTTCGAAATCCCTGGTGTGGTGCGTGAAGCCCGCGCGGCTGGCGTATATGCCTACGTGGTGCAAGCCACTTCTGTGCAACCCATGCGGCTGACTTCCTCGCAAGTAGCGGTGCCAACCGCGTCCGGACCCCTAACGTCCTCGCAAGTAGCGGTCCCCGGAAGCACCCCGGGCACCCTGAGTTTTGGAGCACACGCATGACACAACCGAATAAAGTCAAACCCTGGGCCACAGATGCAACCTACGACGCGTCAGCTGAGGCCTGGTCTCTACAACCGACCAAGGACGAACCTTCCAACGCCACAGCGGAGCAAGGCTTCGTTCCAAATAGCTTGTTGGCGGCCGAGGAGCTTAACTACCTATTCCACAACCTAGCCGAGAACCTCGACGCCCTTGCCGACCTGCCTGCCCTGAGCTGGGGGGAAGTCCGTGTAGACGGGGCTTCAACCCCGATCCTATTCCCGTCCACTACGGGGGCGATCGTGTGTTCTTCGTTCGACGCAGTTGGCAGGCCGCGGCTGATCGCGATCAATTCCTGGGACATCAACTCAGCGACCGTGTTTTCGAGCCGCGATGGGTGGGCGTGGACCTCTGCAACGACGGCTCCCCCTTCTTTCACGGTGGGGGAGTTGGTGTCGTTGGTGAGTAACCGCAACATGAACGGCCCGCGCGCTATGATCGTGGGTACCTCCGGCGGTAACACGATCCGGGCGTGGCAGAGCGCGGACGGAGGGGTGGTGTGGACGGGGCCCTCGACGATCACAAGCGGCGCGGCTAACGCTAGCGGCAAAGGTCATATCACTGTAGGCGGCCTATATATCGTGTTCGGCGGGTCCGTGCTGTTTACCTCGACGAATGGCACGGCGTGGACCTCGCGATCCACGGCTGCATTTGCTACGCCAACCCTGGCACCCCTGTTCATTGCGTCCCCAGAGCTCGGGGAGTCCGGTATCGGGGTGATCGCCGGCGTAAGCGACGGCCGCTTGCGCTGGTCCTTGGATGGCATTACGTGGAGTGAGCAGTCTTTCGTAGCCGGCTTAGCGCTCGTCGCCGGATGCTGGTCCGAAGCGCATAAATCGTGGTTCGTGCTGGCGGTGGACGGACGCTTGTGGCGACGTGACTCCTTGGGCGCGGGCGCGTGGACCCTGGTAACAACCTTCGTTAGTGCCAATGCAACGTCAGATCCGTTTCTTTCGAAAGGAAACGGGGTTAGCGGCATTAGCTATATGGGCGCTAGTGAGTGCAGCCTGATGCCTTTTGGGCGTAATCTAGTGATCCTCGGTAAAGACGCGTCCGCGCTGGCCGCTTCGCCCGCGGTTAGCGGCCTGATGCTGGTGTATAACCCTGCCACGGGTCGCGGGCACGCGATATCTCCCGGCTTCAGTTCGATCGGCGGCAGTGGTAGCGCTGAATGGCAACGCCTCGTGAAACATGACAGCAGGCTGATGGCTTTTCGGTCCCGGACGCATACCGCGGACACGTGGCTAGAATCGATCGCGACCCAAAGGGTGCTAGGCCTATGACCAAGATCACACACACTGACGCAAAGCAGATCATCACCGAGGCCTACCGAACCAAATTTGGCGTGTTGCCGAGCAAGCCGATTCGCCAGCTCGCACAAGCGATCGGCTGGCTCGAAACGGGGTACGGTCAGCACTGGGACGAACGAGGCCGCGGGCGTAAAAACTGGGGTGCGATCCAAGCACACGAAGGCTGGGCCGGTCCGACCTTCGAATACGTGGACACGCGCCCGAACGACGACGGGACCTCGACGCCCTACGCCCAGAAGTTCCGCGCGTATAACACGGACCTTGAAGGTGCGGCGGACCTCTGCAAGGTCGTTTACACCGGGGGCCGTAACCCGCCCCTAGGCCATGCCGAAAGAGTCAACGACGCGTTTGGTTCCCGTCACCGCCTCGTGCTGGACCCCGCGATCAAGGGGGACCTGCGCGAGTTTTCGGCGGGATTGTATGACACCGTCTATTACCAGGGCTTCGGGCGCAGCCGGACCGAACGCATCATGCACCACGTCCTGGCAGTGACCAACGCATGCGCGGTAGCCGCCCGGGAAACGGGCGAGAGTATGCCGGACGGGTCCGAAGTACCCCGGCCGATCAAAGTGCTTAGGCGAGGCGCTACGGGCGACGCTGTGGCCATTGTTCAGCGAATCGTCGGGGTGCCCGATGACGGGGCCTTTGGTCCCAAAACCGAATCGGCGGTGAAGGTTTGGCAGAAGGCCCACAGCTTGAAGCCAGACGGGGTTTGGGGCCCCGTGTGTTACCGCGTTGTGACCGAGGAAATCACGGGCGAAGAACTCGACGCGCTACAAGGCTGGGCCTAGAATTGGTCATGACCTCGCACCCCACCCAACCCCCGCCCGCTGAGACCGAACCGAGCTGGGTGGCTGAGCTGCGCGCGGCCCTCACGTGCACGAATGAACTCCTGATCGCGACGCAGCGCGAGCTACGTTCAACGCGCTTGGACCTCGCTGAAGCCCGCAAAGAGATCACGAAGCTAGCCGCGCGCGTGGCTGACTTGGAGGCCGCGTAAATGGCCCCGCCCAATCCCCCGCGCCCGCCGTTCCCGTCCGAGCATGGTACCGATCGCTTCGGTGCACTAGAGGACCGGTTTGAAGCAAAGCTCCTACACTTCCGCGGGGACGTCCAGAAGACGATCGAGTCTAATCTAGACCTGTTCGGGAAACAGATCCGTGCGTCCGTGACCGAGGAGTTGGCCAAGGACAAGAGCGAACGGCGTGGCGACTTACTGAAACAGCTTGGCGCCATGGCAGGCCTACTACTGACCGGCATGATCGGCACGGGCGCGCTGGTAAGAGCTCCCACGCAGCCTTCCCCGGCCCCGCCCACGGCGCCCAGCGCTTACGACCGTGCGATCGAGGCCTGCAAGACGATTGACGACCCGACGGCTCGCGGTCAGTGCGCAGCCCAGGTAATGGCTAAAGCCCTCGAGCGGCCGTGATTTGCTCGGCCGGCCACCGTGAGGCTATGTGTTCGCCATTCGGGGGAGAGCACGAGGCCCCGACGCGCCCGACTGGTGGGACTTTGATCCTTCCCTCGCAGTGGCACGCGGCATATCAGTATTTCGAAACAGACGCAGATCGCCGGTTGTTTCTGGACCTCGCGGACGCGTACTTGGACGGGTGGCCGCACCGGCGCAGGCCCGTACTACGCGCAGCTATCCGCGCGCTGAAGCAACGGTAGCGCCACGATCTATATCGTCACACCGTGGCAGGCTCGCACATAGTAAGAACGCGCCGCATAAGTGATCCCGTGTGTTTTTGACCATTGCGCACTTGGCACGTCGTTAGCTATATAGGTCAGCACGCAGCCGATACGGGGAACCCGGCCGCGTAGGAGAAAACAACATGGCTAACACCGAACACTACACCACGCTTTCGATCCGAGTTTCCAACGCGCAGCTTGACCAGGCCAAGCGCTGGGCCAAGGCCAAGGGCGGCACCCTTAGCGACCTTGCCCGTGAGTCTTTCCTGCCTCTGATCGCACTGGACCTGGGCGAAGCGCCCGCGCCCTTCGAACCCCCGCACGTCGAGGAAAAGCCACCGAGCTTAACCGAGCTCGCGCGAAGCCTCGGGCTGACGCGGGACCAGCTGCGCGACGTGAGCGCGAAGATCGTGGCTCAAGTACTACAAGACGGCGCGGACCTAACGGACCTTCAACGGAAGCACCGCAAGTCCGATCCACCGCCCGCGCGCCGTTCAGACGTTCACGCGCTTCGGCCGCGGGCGCTTGCGCGCGTGGCGGGCCACTGACATTGCATCTGCGTGGGTCAACGGCCGCTCGAGAAGGGCGGCCGTCAAAGCCTCATGTTCGGGGCCCAGAGCGCGAAGGATAGCTGAAGCCGCCCGGACGTAGGCGCGTCGGTCTGACACCGAGGGCGCGATCTGTCGCAGCAAAGCATCATCCCCGAAGTTCGGCCACACCCGGTGGCCTTGGGCCTTGTCCCAGGCAATACCCGCGGCAAACGTTAAAGCAGAAGCAGGATCCGACCGGGTTAGAAACCACACCCCGCCGAGATCTTCGGCCGGGCCAACCCCTTCCAAGTCCGCCGCGGTGTACGAACACACCTCGGCTTTCCTGATCAACCGAACGCCTACGGACAGACCAACACATATGTGGGCGGCCTCATGCTGGGCTACGGCGAACGGAGTTAGCTCACGTCGCAAGATCGCTCGGCCCCCACCCCAACAGCTCACACAAGCGGGCCACGTCCTCTAGCCGGCGCGTCGCCCGTTCGAACGTCCGAACCATTGACTTGTCTTTCGGCTCCGGCACGCGCCCGGCCTCGGCATACGTCCGGACGGCCCAGCGCTTCGCGCGCTCCAAGTCCCGCTTGGACAACTCACCTTCGGCCGCCTTCTCGATCCGTTCCCGGGCCAGCTTGGCTTCCTTCTTTTGGAGCTCGATTCCCATGAACCCACGCCCTAGCAACGCGCACGCAACGCCCGCCGTCCCGCGCCCGCAAGTCGGATCGAACACGTCCGCGCCGGGCGAGCTGAACCAGCAAACCACGTCAAGGGCCTGGTCCAGCGGCTTCGCTGTGGTGTGCTTCGTCTTGTCGCTGCCCCGCTCCGAAGCGTGGCGGAAGGTAAGGGCCTCGTCCTCGGTCGTGAACACGGACTCATTTCCGCCCGGCCCGCTCCAACGCTTCTTGAGGGGTTTGCGCCCGCCTCGGGGGCCGTGGTGCATTCGATGATACACCGTGACCAGCTCGACAAATTGGGTCGGTCGGTCCCCGGACTTCTGGGGCTGGCTCCAACGGATCCACGGGACCGGGCGGATATACTCCGCCCCCGCGGCCTCGCACGATATACGCCACAGGTTCGCGGACTCTATATCAGAGTGGACCAGAGACCAGCCGTCCACGTTGGAGGTAAACGCGGCTATATGCCTGCGCAGCTGGACCGACAAGGACCGGAAGCCAAGCTCGCGTTTTCTGTAGCCTTGGCCATACCGTACCATGCCCGCGGTAACAGCGTGCTTGTGAACGTGATCGCGGAAGGGCGGGTCGGTGTGAAGAAGCTGGAAGTTGGCTGCGAACGCAGGCTCGAAGTCCAAGGCCGATCCGTGTTGGACGATCAGGTCAGTCATTTCTGCGCCTCGCGGATTTCCGACAGTTCCACGCGCCCGCGGGACTTGAGGCCCAGCGCGCGGTGGAAGCCGACCACCTCGAGCGCGCGTTCACTCATATACCCACCCGCGTGTGTGTACGCGTCACGCCCCGCGATCGTGTTGGCCGACTCAACCGTCATTCCGTGGTATTCCTTGTGGGTCTCATGGTGTATGTGCCCGGTGAAAGCGCGCCGGCACTTGGTCCTACCCCACACCTCAGGCCAGAAGGCGGACGAGAAGCCCGAGACTTGATCCCGTTTCAAACTGTGGCCGTGAGTCGAAACGATCATGTTGACCCCAAACTCCACCATATGGTGAGGGTTTTCGGGCGGGGAGACGATCACGCGTGGTTCGTCCCTATACCAGGCCTCGAGCCATATACCGAGCATGATCGCGAGGTCCGGATCGTGGTTCCCTTGCACGGCCCAAAACTCGACGGTTTCGTGCTTCGTTAGCAAACGGTCAACAATGCCGCGGGCCACCGCCATGCCCTTGCGCCAGACCTTCCCCGCGCGCCCGTCCACGTCCAGCTTATGGCCGTGGCCCGGGGTGCGTTGCTGGTTATCTTGTGCGTGCCAGTAGTCGCCCACGTCAATCACTAGGGCCCTGGACGAGGGCTGCGCCGCGGCCACTAGTAAGTCAAACGCGGTGAGCAAGTCCCGCGCGCCGATCGATAAGTCGTGATTTTCGCCCACCTCGGACTCGTGCGCCAGAAGCCCTAAGTGCGCGTCACCGATCGGGTACGCGCTAAGCCAATCATGCGCCACGAACTTAGGGGAGGGCGCTGGTTTCGCTGCGCCCGAGTGTTTACGGGCCAGCGCGCGCATTGCGTCCAGCCAACCCTGATCTCGCGCCTCCTTGTCGGCCTCGGTAGACACCCACTGGACCAGGGCCTTGCCCTGACGGTCCAACATGGTGGCCGAGCGGCGAACATGGTGTCCCTCTGGAACGACCGGACGCGCAGGTGGTTCGTTTGGCTTGCGCTCCGTCTTGCGCCACTCCTTGAGGGTGCTTCCGTCCTCGTCAACCAAGGTAGAGACCCCGCGCAGGCGCTGGCCCACCGGCAAGCCAAGCTTCTTGTTCAGCCTGGCTTCGCGCTCGCGGGCGTTGCGCTTGTCCTTGTACGTGCGGGTACTTTCACAGGGTCTATTTCGGCTCATTGGGTCCTTTAGGTTAGCGCTTGACCGAGGTAACGGCCACGCGTTCGAACGTGACACCGGGGACTTTCTTGGGCTGCGCGTCACCCTTGAGGCCCTTGACCAAGGCCTGGACCTTGTCCTCGTCTACAACACGCTTGAAGTACTCCTCGGGGAGTTTCGCTGGGTCCACGTTGGCCACGCGCCAAGCGAAGCGCGTACCCGACCCGGCGAGTTTGACGGGGCCCGCGGACTCGGCCTTGGTGATCGCCTCGGTCAAAGCCTTCTGGTCGCGCTTCCTCGCGGCCTTCGCCGCTTCGGCTTCGAGCGCGCGTCGCTCCTCGTCTTGTTTGAGCTGGTAGGCCCCGACCTTACCTGCTAGCGCGCGTTTGAGGGTGTCCAAGGCCTGTAGCGCAGGCTTGAACAAGGCTTGTACGCGCGTCTTCTCCGCGTTCAGCGGTTCGACCGCGGCGAGGCGCATGCCCTCGATCCTGTCCCAATCGCGCGCAACCTCGCGCGCCCGCTCTGCGAACACCTCGACGGTCACCGCGTCCACGTCCGTCGAGGTGACCTCCTTGAGCTCGTCCGCGGCCTCGGTCTCGGTGGATTCCAGGATCGAGGTGTCAACGTATAGGGTTAGAAGTGTTTTCTTGCCGGTCTGAAGCTCGGCGGGTTTCTGAACTACGATGGCTTTCGATTGCATATAGGTATCCTCGGTAACGGCGGACTCGTTCCGACAGAAGGCGCACAGCCCCGATCGGCTGTGCACCCATAGGAAGAAACAGCAGCACTCACACCAGGAGGGACGGTAGCGATTTTGCACGACGCCCCCGAGGGAACGGCAAACGCCCCAGCGCGGTAAGGCCCAAGGCCACCGCGTCGAGTGTGTTGTGCACCGTGTCTTTCTCGCGGTAATAATTCTTGCCGGGCTTCCAGCCGTCCCGCGCGCCCTTGTTCGCTGCGAGTTCTACTACCCGGCGCACGTCCAGGGGCAATAATCCGAGCTCGGCCCGGGTCAGTTCGTCCAGCGTCAACAAGTGGTGGGCCGGCTTCGGAAGCTGGCCTTTCCACTCCTCGGGCTTGTAATAGCGCGCGGCGTCCAGGTTCTTCGGGCGGAAACGCTCAAACATGATCGCGGCGCACCAGGCAAGGTCAACGATATCGTTCGGCTTCACCTTGGAGCGCGGGCGGATCAGCGGCCGTTCGACCACGAGCGCGTAAACCCGCCCATACTGCAGAAGGGAATCACTGGGCGAGAAGGCCCGATCCTCCGTCTCAGTTTGCACGAGGCTATGTGTGGACAAGTCGAAGTCCGCGCAGTAAGCGAGGTCCACCGCAGGGTCGATCGCGCGAAGCACCTTCACGGGCGCACCAGTCGCCCGCCGCGCCCGTTGCACTCCCCAGCTCCGTCTGTGTAGCAGGTGGCCACCAAGCCCAAAAGTCTCCCCTCGTCCGAGAAGACGCCAGCGCCTGAATCAAATTTAGCTCCGCCGCTCAGGTACGATCGAGCACCCTCGTCCACCCGCACGCGCGAGGGCTCGAACCGAACGATACGCACCGCACCTTGCGCGGTGAAAGACTCGGCCCATTGAACCCACCGATCGAGCTTCCGCGGGGTGGTGATCTCGGCGTAGTCGCGGGCCTTGTCCACGTAGGTCACTCGCCCGCGCGCGGCGCCGCGTGCTGTGCGAAACCAGACATCGCGCGTGACGTAGTCCACGCGCCCGCCGGAGACACAGTGAGCAACGGTTACGATCGTGTTCGGGCCAACGGCCACGCCACCGCACCAAGGGAAGCGTTCGAGCTCAGGGTCGGTCGGCTCCCAATCCACGAACGTCCGCATGATTACGATGCTGGCCAGCTCACCCGCTGGGTTACCTTGCGGCGGGGCTACCGGCGGGGGCGTGCACTTGGTCAAAGCGAAGGCAGCGCCGAGTAGAAGCACGATATACACCGCCGATACGATCAAGGTCGCAGAAAACCGGCGCGCGTTCATATCGAGTTCGGCGTGAAACTCCGGCAACGTATCGCGCTCGCGTTCTTCCTGGGTCATCGCGTCACCCAATCCTGAAAGGCGAGCCCGTGCAGGTGGCCAACAATGTGGTCGCAAACCCCGATCGTCGCGTGCATGGTGCCTACGGACATATCGCCGTGAAACGCCGCGGTGAACACGGGCAGGCCGTTCTGACGCGCCCAAGCCAGCTCTACCAAAGTGCCTTGGCTCTTTCGGTACCCAGGGATCAGAACCAGGCCGTCCGACTTGGCCAGTAGCGCGATCGTCGCGTCGTACCAAAACTGAGGTGTTTGAATGCCCGTGAAGAAACGCGTGTTCGCGTGCGGCATCAGAGGGCTAGCGCCTGCCTCGGCCACGCAACGGCCTACCAGCTCGGCGCGGCGGACATTCTGCTCGACGTGCCATGGGGTGGGGCCTGTGAACGGACCTGCGACATATACGACTTTCATCATTCTCCTGGTCTCCTTGTGTTTGCGGCGCGACGTTGCCGCCGGGCCTTGGTTGTATATCACTTTCGGTAACGGGCGGCAATGAAGCCTTCGACATTGATCGGCAGGCCCTTGGCCCAGGTCGGGATCTCACACATAAGGTATTCTTGGAGCTCCAACGCGTCCCGTGCGTCCCGCTTCTTGACCTCGCACACGATTTCGTCGTGCACGTGCAACACAGGCCGCAAGCCCGCGCGCTCACACTTGACCAGGCCCTCTGCCATCACGTCCCGGCTCAGGGCCTGGACTACATTCTCGCAAAGCTTTCCGCCCCACGTCCGCTCTAGGCCCTTGATCGTCTTGTATACCAGGCCCGGCCTGCGCTCGCCCTTCTCCTGGCGAAGATGCATCCCGTGATACACGATCGGCCGATCGGACTGAAGCCAGCACCACACCGCATCACCGCGGCGGAACCACTCGGTAGGCCCTACACGTGCCTCCCCGCCTTCGCTGGCCTGGGCCGCTGCATCTTGGAGCTGGTACCAGAAGCTGACGATCGGGCGATGAAGCCCGCGCCAGATCTCGACGCAGGTTTCCGCATCAAGTGGCGCGATGTCCTCCCAATTCGTCCCGCCCTTCTCTGCAGTGACGTGGAATAGGTCCTTGCCCATGCCGTAGCCGAGGCCGAGCTCTCCAATTTTGCCCAGCTGACGCCATTTCTCGTTCTCTCCGCCCTTCTGGCAAGTCTCGGCGGGCACACCGAACAAGCGCCCAGCAAGGGTTGCGTACGGATCCCCGCCGTTACGGAAAAGCTCAAGGGCAGCCATATCAGCCGCACCCCACGCATTCACCCGAGCTTCGATCGCGGCGTAGTCAACGATCGTGAACGTGTAGCCGTCCTTAGCCTTGAGGCACGCGCGGGTGAGCGCGTTGATCACGGACGGATCGAGGCCCTTGGTCTGGCCGCGCAGGATGCGCGCGCGAGCTTCTTCGCGTGACCAATCGTGGTGTGACCAGTCCTTGGACTTCGGATCGTAGCCTGGGACGAATTGAGCGAGGGTCATTTGGTCAAGTTCTGAAGTTGCATACCTTCGCCGGTCCAGCGCCACGTCCGCGCGCCCGCGTACTTGAGTTCATCGTGTAGCCTGCCCTTGATCTGTTTGCGCAGCCCCGCGGCCAGCTTCCCCGCCGCGATCGTGTTGGTACCGATGCGCGCGTCTATCAGTGCCCGCGCGTAGGGCGATACCCCGCGCATATCGAGGAGGGCCTCTAGCGTGGGTTTCTTGGCATTCACCGCGCAGCTGGCCAACTCGCCTAGGGCTTTGCGTAGCTCGGCTAAGAACTTCGGCACGGACCGACACAAGGCCGCGTCCACACCCGCGGCCCGCTGCTCTCTGTCTGCGAACCACAGCGAGGCGTCGATCAAGGACTCGGCCAGTTCAGCGTCAAAGCCGATGCCGCGATCAATCACGATCCGATCCACCTCGCGGACCTCGCGATCAAGACAGGAATACTCCTTGAGCAGTGGCCATATGCCGGACAGGATCTTGACGTCGAGTTGGCAGTAGCGAATGACCCGCTCGAGGACGTCCTCGGGTATCGGGTCCAGACGCCACTGGCCAGCCATGGCGTGGGGGTGCTTGTACCACTCCCCGGTCTCCTTGTTCTTCCGGCGCGTGGTTAGCGGGTAGCACTTGCTCAGAGACTTGGTGAGCTTGCTGGCTTCCTTGTCCTTGTCGATTCCAAGGAGTGTTTTGCCCAAGAAGTCCAGCGAGGCCTTTGGGTACCCGGCCAGGCGCGCATATTGGGCCGTATCGTGCCAGTGCGCCGGCGCGGGCCAGCCTAGGGTGTTGGCCCATATATGACGGTCGAAGGATATGCCGTTGTGCGCGCAGGCCCCACGCTTTACCGCCAACTTGGCCAGTTTGGGCACGGGGTCCCCCGGTAGCCAAAGCTCGCGTACACCGCCCGCCTCGAGTACAGCGCATATAACCTGCGTGGTGGGGTGAAGGCTGTACTTGCGCCCGGCCACGGCCTTAAGGTCCGCCTTCGAACGGGTCTCGAAGTCGACCTTGACGGGGCCGCGCTTCTTGCGGCGCTTGGCTTCTTGGCGGTTCTTCATTCGTTACACACGGAAAATAATGGCCCGTCATCGGAGCGGGGAGAAAGCCGCTCCGGAGCGGGCCTAGCGGGTAGGTTGGGAATCGAACCCCGGGACCGCCCTAGCGGTGACCTGCCCTGTTTGCTGCCTAGCGGCGCTTGCTCTTCTTGCGCGGCGGGGGCTCTTCGTCCTCGTCTTCGTCTTCGTCTTCGTCCTCGTCTTCGTCCTCGTCTTCGTCCTCGTCTTCGTCCTCGTCTTCGTCACGCGAGCGCTTGGACTTCGACCGGCGCGGGGGCTCGTCCTCGTCCTCGTCCTCGTCCTCGTCCTCGTCCTCGTCCTCGTCCTCGTCCTCGTCCTCGTCTTCTTCCTCGTCTTCGTCTTCGTCTTCGTCTTCGTCTTCGTCTTCGTCACGGGACGGGCGCTTGCTCTTCTTGCGCGGGGTCTCGTCTTCGTCGTCCTCGTCCTCGTCCTCGTCCTCGTCTTCGCCGCGGTCTTCGTCTTCGCCGCGGTCTTCGTCCGCTTCTTCCAGCGTCTTAGCTTTCTGATTTGCCACTGGTAGCCACGTGATCACGGACCAGAAGTCGCCCGTGGGGTTGCCCTTCTTGTCCTTCTTCTCGTTCCCTTGCTTGACCTCTGCGATCACCACTTTCCCGGTCAAGGGTTGCTCGCCCACCTTGGCCTCGGCCTTGGCAATGCGCGAAGCTGCGTCCCAGATCGTGGCCCATTTCTTCTTGGGGTACTTCTTGTCGCAGTCGTCATCGTCCTCCGCCCCAAGCAAGCCGTTGATCATGCTGCGCACGCGGCCAAGGCCTTTGACTTTTTGCTTGCCCGTAACGCCCTCGGGTACCGCAACGCACTTGCCGGAGCGCATGGTGCGGTTCTTGTGCGTCGAGTCCAAGATCTTGAAGTTGGCAACGAAGTACCCTTCGCGGCCCGGCGGGGGCTCGGGAACGCTCGAGTCCCGTGTGTCCAAGCACTTCAGCAAGTAGCGCGCGGGCTTCTGCGACGTGCCCGCCATCATTTGGGGGAACTTGTCCTCGCTACCCGTCCCGCTGTGGCGCGGTTCGTACGGCGTGGGTTTGCTGCTGCTCTTTCCTGACTTCTTTTTGAAACGGTCTTTTTTCAACATTGGATTTCTTCCTCGCGTTCGAGAATCTGTTCTTTGGTTTCGACCACCACGCCCGGGGCCACGGCGCACAGGCCGATCGCGCAACGGGCCACCAAAACAAGAGGGAAAGCGGCGCGGAACGCGGGCGCGGCGTTCAGTAAACGCAGGCCCTCACTCCTCCAATACGGCCGGGCAACGTCATAGTGAAGACCTACCCGCTTGGAGTAGGCCTCGAGACTTTCACGTAGGCCCTGGCGTGGGGTCCGAATCAATCGCCTATACGTGTCCCGGTACGTAACCGGATCGGGTGTAATGTTCACGCTGCGTTCTCCTTGCGGTCCAGGTCCAGGGCCATATTACCCCAGCGGTGCGCCTGACTTCGATATACTGGCGGACGTGGGTCTACAGTCAAGATCTTGTTTATGTGCGGGGCCATTTCCTGGGCCCAGTCCGCGCGCTCCTGCGCGATCAACCAATTGGTATACGTGACCGAGCTGGTGCACAGAATACGCACCTTGCAGGCCTCGGTCTGGCCGTAGCGGTGAATGCGGCTGATGCCTTGTTCGAGCTCCAACGCGTTGCGCGGGACTGACACCCAAAGCATATCATGCCAAAGGTATTGCAAGTTTCGCCCTTCCGCGTTGGCCTTGAGGGACATCACAGCGCCGCGGCCTTTGCGCTCGCGCTCGATATACCGCCCTGATGCGTCCAGACCCTTGCTTCCGTAGTAGTTCACGCCAGCCGCGCGCGCGATGGCACGCCCGACGAGCGGTGACCGCACTACCACTAGGCCATTGTGTTTGCGTATATACCGCGCGGCCCTGTCTACCACCGAGGACGAAAGCCACGTGGGGACTGTCTTGGGCGTGAACGTGGGTTTGATCTTCAGCCACTCTTGCACCACGGGGTGAGTCTTGTGTGCGCGCAACACCGCACCCTCGGTGTCCAGCGGGCGCGAGGCCTCGGTACTTCTCTTGACCCAGTAACGGACGAAGTCATTCTTGGCGCCGCACGCCTCGCGCCACTCCTCGGGCGGGGCCGGGTCCCATTTCTGAAAGAAGCCACTCGAGAGCTCATCCTCCCAGCGCAGTTGGGAGAACAAGTCGCCCGCGATCTGGCCGTCGGGCATCTTGAATTTCAGGCGCCAACCCTTGAACACCACATCCAGCTTCGGATCGTCGGGGGCGACCTCAAACACCACGTCCAGCGGTGCGTCACATTCGGTGTCATCCGCGATCACTATGCCCGGGGTGAGCAGTAGGCGCTTCATGAACGCCCTGCGCGCGGTGCCTACGCGTGTCGGGCGCGGCTTCAGCTTCGGCACCAAGTCCACCAACACACCAACGCCAGGGCGCTGGCCTCGTCGGGGTTCGTTCAGATCCACGGCCGCGGCCCACATTTCTCGTTCGGCCTTGTTGTGCGGCACGGGCGCGGCCTTCTGGTGAGACCAGATCAGAAAGTGAGCTATGTCGAACACCGACACGTTGATCGGTGAGCCTGAGACCGGGAACATGACCAGTCCGCCCTTGTGTTTGCGTTGGTACCGATCAATTCGCTTGCACACCGCGCGCTCGGGGTTGCGCAGCTTATGGCACTCCTCGATCGCAATAAAATCAGGCTCGTATCGTTGGAGGTAGTTCCAGTTATCGTCGCTTTGAAGCGCCTCGAACGATATCAGATTATACATGGGCCGAGGGGCTCTCCAGTCCCTCTGATAGGCTGCAAACTTGGTCCAGGTGTCGTCAACCAAGTTGCCTGGCAGGATCAACAACGGCTTCTTTGCTTCGACCACAGTGGGCGCAAGGAACAAGGCCAGGGTCTTGCCGATACCAGTTGAACCGCCGAAGAACCCCTTGCGCAGCTGCGCGAGCTCTAGCAGCGGCAACGCTTGCCACGGGCGCAAGCGGACACCCCGACGCAAGCCCTCTTTCGTGGCTAGCATCGGGGTTAGAAGCTCAGCCGCGGCCTCCCCCTTGGCAAGCGTGACCTTGCGTCGGGGGAGAGCTTGGATGCGTTCGAAGTCGGGGGACTCCTCGACCTCGCGCGCGAACATATTAGCCGCGGACATATGCGAATCAGCCCTCGAAAGCTTCGCTGATCGTGCTCACCATGAGCTTGGCTGACTTCGCTACCTCAGCCGAAGCGGGCACGCGGATCAGCACACCGTTGGGCGACTCCACGATCACGAACACCTTGAGCTCACTGGCATCGAAAGTAGCGGCTTTGGGCTTGGCCGAGGCCTTCTTTGAAGCCTTCTTCTTCTTTGGAGCGGGTTCCTCGTCCTCCTCTTCCTCGTCATCGTCGGTCTCCTCTTCCCCTTCGTCGGTCTCTTCCTCGTCCTCGTCCTCCTCTTCTTCTTCCTCGTCTTCTTCCTCTTCCTTGACTTTCTTCTTCGACGCCTTGCCCGCCGCGGCTTTGCGCTCCTCGATCGCGGCAGCAAACTTGGACTTGGGTTTCTCGTCGGTGCTCTTCTTCTTGATCGTCATTGTTTGAAACTCCTAACTTTCGAAACGTCGCGAGGCGGGCTACATGGGCCCCCGCGCGAAACATGGTATTGACACCCGCCGAACCGATCGCAGTGGTCGGTGTTCTTCTCGCAATCGGCCAGACTGGTATACTGCTTAAGCCGCCGCTTCGCGGCTTGCATCTTCTCGAACGTTCGCTCCGAATCCTCGCGGTTTTGGAGGAAGGCCGTAGCCCTTGCCTCGCGCCGAAGCTTCGGATCCGTCCGCGTATATATGAACGAGACCTCGATCGTGTCAAGGTCGTATTCGCGCATAATCGGTATCGTATATCGAGCCGTCTGGAAGTTCGTGCGCAGCTCGGCCACAGGCTTCTGACACTGTATAACGACACCCTCGCGGGTCTTGATCTCGAAGTCGCGACAAGACTTGTAGTCTGTCACGCGCCAAGTGCGACGGCCGCGCAACGTGACCAGGTCCGTGGTACCCGGAATACCTTGGTAAGTGTAGCTCAGCTCAGGCAACACCAGATCGCACTCTTCCAGGTTCGGCACGTAGCGCAACACAGGCAGGGCACACTGGCCCGGAAACGTTCCTACGTCTATATCACCCCCGAGTGCGTACCGTTCGAGCTCGGAGTGCACGGCCTTGCCGAGCGCAAGGGTCCGTTGCTTGCCTGTTATGAATCGATGCCGAGCCTCTGCGAAGACGGAGGAGTCCTCCCCCGCCAACGCCTTAGGCCCCCACAGTTGGATCGCGTGGTAGTACACCAGGGCCTCGATCTTCTTGGACCAAGTCACCTCTGGGGCGTCCAGGCCTCCTATAAAGCGCAGGCCCCAGGCGTACTCACACCCCAGCGCCATTTCGAGCCCCGTTGGGCTGTAGCGCTTGGAGTAGGGCAGTTTCGGAGCTGCGACGATCGAGGTCATAGCGAGGGCAACTCCTTGCCCATAGCCTCGATCACGCGGTCCAGGGTTGCGCAGAAGACGGCCATATCAGCCCCCGCGAGGCGTTCGGCGAACACCACCGCGCTATCCTCGTCACCGCGCGCGGTGTTGCACTCAAGGCACGCGGTCACCAAGTTACTGGCCTTGTTGCAACCACCCTTGCTGCGCGGGAGCACATGATCGAGAGTGGCCAGACGTGAAAAGCTAGTCGCATTTTTGGCAGTCACAAGACGTTCGCACCACACGCACGCCCACCCGTCTCGTCTGTATAGGCGGATCCGTTTCTCCGGCCTGATCCATTTGGAGCCGTTAACGTTTGCAGGCATCGCGTTCAACTCCCAGTAGCTCAGTGATCACTAGGTCCACGTCCGCCCGGGCCACCTCACCCGCACATATACGGGCGAAGGCCTGGAAAGCCTCGAGCGGGGCTGGGACTAGATTGCACTCCACGGCTTTCGCGTGTAGCGCGGCGAAACACTCTTGCAGGAGCGCCAAGGCGCCTGGGGCCTGCGTGTTCACTTCACACCGAGGAGCTTGAATTGACCTGGGCTGTAGTGCTGCATTTTGCGCTGCAAGCAACTCTTGCACGTAACCAGCTCGGGCCGGTCGGTGGTCTCGGGTTTGGTCCCGCCGTGCCAGGCCCGCACGATCCGTTTACCGCAACGGGTCATGCCTGCGCGGCTGGGCGCGGGGTGTCGTTCGTGTGTAGCCAACGGTTTCTCCTAACCTAGGGCCGAGCCTGGTATATAGCGCTAGTCCTCGTCCTCGTCAACGTCCTCGAAGCCTATTCGTTGCCGGGCCTCGCGCCCGCCTTCGCTGGCTGTGTATTGGTTGGCCTCGGTGTCTGGTCCTATACGGAACACACTCTTCCCTCTTAAGCTCATTTCAACGTGAATTTCGTTACACGCCATCAACTGCTGAAGCTTGGGTGTTAGGGCCGATCCCTTGTGTGGAACCCGTAGCCACGTGCTGATCTGCCCCCGCGCTAGGCCTGTCTCTGCGTGCCTTGGGTCGGCCAATACACGCAAGATGTCCGCCTTGAGCGCGTCCCGCTCCGGCGCGTCCGAGGGGTGTTCCCCGGGCATGACCTCGGTTACCTCGTGGCGCTCACTGCACAGCCCGCCGTCGTCCGCGTCAGTCCACACCACGCGGAAGGGCTCGAACGGGGTTTCCACCTCACGGGCGCACTCAACCTGAATCGTCTGTCTGCTCAGGCCCTCGGGGCGGGTGAGCGATATAGCGGATTGTAGCGCGCCGCCTAGGGCCGTGGTGCCCGCGATCCGATGAATGCCCTCGGTGGCGTCCGCGCCCGGCTTGCGTTCGTGTAGCAGCGCGACGAAGGTGATCCCGCTCGCGTCGCTGTGGAAGCCTAGGGCCTTGAGCGGATCCGCAAACGTTGGCTGGTTCGAGTCCAAGCCGCCCTTCACCCCCGCGTTATATGTGTCCAGGATCACGAGGCCGACGTCCTGGGCCTGGCACTCTTCGGCTAGCTCGGTGGCCTTGTCCGTGTCGAAGATCCCGGGCGGGGCCGTGATAAATACCAGCAGGCCCCCAAGTATATCGTTCAGCTCAAAGCCATGGCCTTGGCATATACGTTTTAGGCGCTTCTTCGCCAGGCGCGCGCCTTCGAAGGCTACATAGGCCACCTTGGTCGCGACGGTCTCGTGACCATAGAACGGCTGGCCCAGCGCTACGCACACTGCGAGCTCTAGCCCGAAGGGTGTTTTGCCTGTGTTGATCGCGCCCGTGATCGCAGAGACCTTGCCTGGGCCTATCTCGAGGCCAGGCACTACGTAGGGTATATCTGCGTCTAGGGTGTTGGCGTCTGTCCAGCTCTCACCGATGCCCGCCCACGGCCCTGCGTCTTCTTCGTCTTCGCCCTCGTCTTTTGGGTTTGGGGGGCCCTCTTCTTCCTCATACTTTGCAAGGCGTTCCTCGCGCGTTTCCTCGAGCCCCGTTGCCACTGCGTCCAGCGCCTTCGCCACGCCGCGCCCGCAAATGCTCTCCAACTCTTTGAAGCCCGTTGCGGTGTTCGGGTCGTCAAGCTCCCACGCGCCCACTGCGCGCCACACACCCAGCTCGACGTCTATACCCTCGTCCCCCACGTCCAGCCATTCGCGGACAACCTGTGCAGCCTCGTGCGCAGGCCAGCGGCTCTTACACAACATGCCGCCGATCGCGCCACACATGGTGAAGCGCGATCCGTCCCAGTCGCGTGGATCGCCCAAGCTGCGCACCAGAGCGGCGCGCGCGTCCGCATACTTCTTCGATAGGGGCTTGTCCAGGCCCTCGACGGCCTTGGACTTCGACGCGTTGGAAGGCCCTCCGTCCTTGGGTGGCGCGCTACCGTCGGGCATCCGGAGCCGGGCCTTTTTTCCTGGCAGGTGAAGGATCTTGCGCCTACGCGCTAGCGGGTCCTCGCAGTCCAGAAATACCGGGTCCGCTGTGTAATGCGGCTGGACGGGGTTGTATATCGCGGGGTCTAGGCCGTACGCGCGAGCCCAAGCGCGCAGCTCTAGATCGCCCATCGGCTGATCGCACCAGATCCACGCGTGCGCGCGAACGTTGGCCTTGCGGTGCTGTGACCCGCTCAGGTGCACCAGCATTTCAGCGTCGCGCAGGCCGGCTGGGAGGGTCTTACGCCACGCCTCGACGGATGCACGCGGACGGCGGGGGTTGAACGGGACCTCTGTCTTGTCCGCGTCCAGCATGACCCAGTGATGGGCCGCGGACTCGAACTCGGCCAGCGTACCGTCCTTCTGCCGCTGGCACACCCGCCGGACCTTTTTCGCCCCGCGCTCGATTGGGGCCCCGCGCACAACGAAAGCGCCCGGCTCCCCGCGCAGGTCGTCCAGCACCTCGGCCAGCTCGGCTAGGTTGGACACCTCAGTTTCGACCGGTTCGAAGTACTTCCCCGCGTCGTACTCGCTAGGGTCCTCGGCGGGATCATAGTAGGCCTTGGCTGCGCGCTTACCCCTGGCGCACAGCAACACCGTGATCTTGTCGGTCATTCGCACCTAACCCACGCCACGAAAGCGCGCCACAGGCTGCGTCGAACGGCACGCCAGGCCACACGGGCCAGCATGCAATGTTCCCAGGCCAGGCAAGGCACACAGACCCCCTGCCTGAAGTCGCCCCGGGTATGACAGTAAATGCACTTGAGGTAGGTCACTGTGCAGCGGCAATTAGGGTGATTCATGCCTCACACCTAACCCACGCCACGAAAGCCGCCCACAGACCCCGCGGGCACGGCGCTGCATCCGCCGCGGCTTGGTCTGCGACGATCTGGCAACTCGAACAGAATAGGCCCGGGGACGTCCACAGCGCCCGTCCACAGCGTTGGCAGGACAGGAAACGCAGCTGGCCAGGGTGACGCAGCCGAAAGCTCACGCTACCCCCGCCGGAGCTCGGTTCCTGGCCCGATCGGGCGGGACCCAGGGCCCCGGCGGGGGTAGGTTCAGCGATAGGGCCGCTTGTGTGATGCGCTCCCATGACGCCCGGACTACGCTCTGCCCCCCGTACGCCCGGCGGATTGTCTTAAGGCTTACGAGGCTTTGAGCTTGGATCCTCAGCTGGTCTGGCCAGCTGATCGCGCATTGCAGCGGGGTAGGCATGGGCGTTGAACCTGACCGATCGGGGGCCTTGCGTCAAGTGGCCCTAGTAGTGATCGTAAAACCAGCACACCACGCAGTTACCCGCGCTGAAGTGGACCGCCGGCGCGCGGGCCCCGTAAGGGCAAACGCAATCCCGATCCAAGCTCAGCATGAAAACACGGTAGCCATCACCGTGAGTAGCGGAAGGCACCCCGAACCGAGGCCACGCGCTATATAACAACCGATTGCAGTCCTTGCACCACACTCCCGCGGGGGTGTTCGGCGGGGCGTGTACGGGCGATATCGGCGCGCGTGTTTGGTGAGGGCACAGCCCTTGAAGCTCGGTCCACTCGGCTTGTATCATAGCTAGGTCAAGACTGTCTTCTACCTCCAACACGCCTAAGCGCTGCTTTGCGTTAGCTCTGCGCCAGTAGACCGCCAAGACATCCCGCCTTTGCCTGACTTCTGGTGGGGTCATATCGGCTCCCCCGCTTTCCAGGCCTCAATCTGAGCTCGCGCGCGTTCGTCGAAGCTGACACCAGGGTACCCGCTGAAGCGCTTTCGGCGAAGCAGCCACCCTCCCGCTGTGACGCGGATCCAGCCCTCGGCTTCGAGGAAGCGCAAGGCCTCCAACACGGACTCGGTGCGTCGGCTAACGGATCCACATATCGCGCGCGAGGGTATGGGTAGGTGTTGGAGCCCCGCGAAGTTCAGCAGCGCTTCCAACACCTCGGCCGCCACGCGCGAGGCGTAGTTATCCCGCGGGGGTTGCTGCGTGTTCACTGGCTCGGCTGCTGGCTTGCATCGCGCCCAGGTCATGACCCCACCTCACCCCGGGGTAGACTGTCGAAGGCGCGCCCTACCTTAAGCGCACATTCGGCGCAGTAAACGCCCGGCAACATGAACCCATGAAAGTTAGGCAGGGTTCGCGCCCTACGCTCTACTTCAGTGGGCGCATCCGCCCGCCATGAAACAGCTGTGTGGATCTTCTTAGTACGTATGAGGCACCGTTCGCACCGAAGGTCACCCGCCAGGAAATGGTGGATCGTATTCATCGGCGCACGTCCGATCGAAGGCCGGCCGCCATGCCGCGGCGGGTTGCTGAGTACACCTGCGAGCGACGGTCGGCCGCGGTGTCTATATAGCCCGCGGACACCAGCAAAGTTCGTTCCAGCGCGCACGCGCGCCCATCGTTCCAGGCCCTAATAGCGGCGTTCAACTGCGATGCGTTGTACCCAATCGCGTCAGACTCTTTCTTCGCGCGCGGCAAGCCCAGTGCCTGGCGGTAGTCGGCCTGCTCTAGTTTGGCGATCTTGCGGTTGTTTAGGTACTCGCCAACGATCATGAACAAGAGCTCGGCGGGGACCTCGACGGAAGCACACCCACCCTCTGCGCCGTAACCGGCGGGTGTGTCGGCCTCGAACCGAAGCCCGCTCAGGTCGGAATTGTATACAGCTCGGACGCCTTGATATGCTTTGACTGTGCTCATTTTCGATGTCTCCTGCGCACTTCACGCACGCGGTCAAAGAAAGCGGCCGCGTCATCCAACATATGGTCCACAGCTTCCTCAGCGGCCATATCCACCACGGACAGACCCGCCGAGCGGGTCTCTGCGCGTATTGCGTTGACCTTCTCGAGGTGCTTTTCCAAGCGCTGCATTTGCTTGGGCGTGAGTGTGTAGGCCTTCACAGCAACACCACTTCCCAGGGGTGACCGGCGGACGTGTGACCGTGGTAGCGTAGGCAATCTTGGCCGTCACACCAAAGGCCTAGCTCGGGCGCGTTCAGGTCGGACTCAGCTAACAGCCGATCGCAGACCTCGGGGTAGGCTGGGTCTGCCGGCATGCCCCATTGGCTGTCATTCGTCAGCACTACCCGCGCTCCCGCGTCCCGTGCGCTGAGTAGGATTGCGGCTTCTACCGCGGCGGCTGGGCTGGCGTAGGAAGAGAGTTTGATTCTGTGGGCGGTCATGCGTCCTCGCTAAGTCGAGCGCAAACAGCCGCATGGCAGCCAGCGTTGTACTCGGCGCACGCTTGGGTGAACTCCTCGGCATCGAAGCTGTCCACGCCCCAGGCATCCGCGCACGGGCCGACACCCATAGCGACAATCGTCGCTCCGTCCCATCCCTCGCGTGGGATATGGTCGGGGTTGAGGTGGTTAACGTCCCAAGCTGCGCCGTCTTTCAGGCCGTCGAGATAGGCTTTGCTGGTGGTGTTGATCGCCATTTTGCTCCGTCGCTTCCTTCCAGGCCGCACTGCGCGACCGACTCAAGGAGCATGAACCGTTGCCCGGGAAACGTCAACCGGGAAACACCAAATACTTCGACAGAACCCGTCGGGAAACTCGATTCAGCTATTTTCCCGTTTCAGGCCCCAATGAGCACCTTACGACAGGGCCTAAATCACGCCACCTCCGACACAGGGAAACACGAAACCCTGTTTCCCAGGCTCTGTTTACCGTCGATCCAAGACCTCTGCGTCCTATGTGATGCGGGGAAACTCCAACGCCCAGAAATCCAGCGGTCTTTGCAGTCGATGCCCGAATTTCCCGATGCAAGGGACACGAGTGTAAATCGAGCCATGTTGATGCTGTTTCCTGTTTCCCCCTACCCCCATAAATGGGGGTAGGTAGGGATCCCCACCTATTGTGGGGTGTGGTCCCTACCCCGGTCGGTCGGGGTGTTGGCCAGAGGGCTAGAGGGTCTCGCGTGCGTGCGTGCGCGTATGGCCTGGGTCGTGGGGCTAACCAGCCCTCGACCGCACACCGATATAAGTGCACCTTGACCAGTAAGCGCGGCGGGCCTATATAGGTCGCATGGCTATTACGTGGATCCACGACGAGGCAGTGATCGAGGGCCCGTTGACCGAGGCCGACATAGAGGAGCTGGCTGAGGTTGGCAGGGCCATGTGGCGCGCTGCGTGCGCCGAACAAGCGGCGTACCAACAACGTCAGCAGGATCGTCAGCTGCGTTTTCAGGCCAAGTCCTGGGCCTGGTTTTGCGCGATTTGACACAGGGCCAGGGCCTGGGTCATACTCCACGAACCATGTCGCTCCGAACCCGTGCCGCCCTCGTGTTGATCGTCGCATTCGCCGTAGCCGGCTGCGTGAGCGCGTTGGGTGAACGCGAGCTCAAGGCCGCGCGCCACCTCTGCGCCGTGGTTAGCCCAGGCCCCGACGCAGCGCCCGAGGTGTTGGCCTTCTGCGCGTCGGTCCAGCCCAAGGCCTCGCCCGACGCAGGCCAGGCCGGTGCGGGCGGCGCTTCAGACTAATTCCGCACCACGCACAAGCGCACGGGGAAAGGCCCGTTGTGAGCGGTGCGCGGTGCGGCCCAGGGCCCTGATCGTCTCGTGCGATCAGGGCCTTGTTTTTTCTGGCGCCTGGGTTCATGCTCGGTATATCGAACGGAGGCGCGTCATGAGCGCGAAGGTCGCTAACCACGGCCAGCCCCGCGTGGTATCGGGGGCCAGCGCGTAAACCTAACAATCTTGCATGATCCATCTTGAAGGCCCCGGCGTTCGTACCGTCCGGGGCCTTCGTCTATTTTGGGCCTTGACGCCACGCTATATAGAGGCCATATACCTCGGGTCACCATGAGGGCCCAGGCGCTGGAATGGTTCCGGCGCCTGGGCTTCAGGCTAGGAGGGCTTCTTCTATGCGGGCCTATATCGTTTACGACCTGATGAACATGACCAAGACACACGTTGACGCCATTAGCCGTTCACGTGCAGTGCGTAAAGCAGCGATGCGGGACGTTAGCGGTCTGGCCCTGCAAACGCGTCTTGGTGGTGTGTACGCGCGAGGACAACGCGCTTTGCGTGATTGGCTTGTTGTGGGGGTGCGCTCATGAAGGGCCACGATCTTGACAAGGAAGCCGCCCAGGCTCGCGCCCGCGGCGAGGAGCCCTACACGGGCACCTTCCACCACGTGGCGGCTGCCTCTTTCGACCAAGGCGGGCCCGCGGGCTACGTGGTGCACGGAACCAGAAGCGCCCGCATGACCCACACCCTTGCCGAGGCCGCGAACGCTGCGCGCGCCGCGTGCCAGGACTGGGTCACCTTCGATCCTTCCACCGAAGCACCAACGCTTCAGACGATCGTAAAGGCGCACGTGCTCACTGCGATCGAGGACTGCAAGGGTAACCGGACCAAGGCGGCCAAGCTCCTCGGCATTGACCGACGCACGATATACCGCATGCTGGACGCGTGGAGCGTGAGATGAATATCCCCAAACTGGTCACAGACCTTGCCGACCTGATCGGCCCCATCTTGCCGGGGCCCTTCCGCGCGCCGGTCAAGATCGTGTCCGTCCTCGTGCGCGATGCATCGGGGCTACTCACTGAAGTCAGCACGCAGACCCTTGCCGAACAGGGCGAGGCCTCTGGACGTGCGGCGCACAACGCGGCTCACCTTGCAGGGACGCGCGAGGTGGTTCGCGCGATCTTGGAGGAGAGCTTCCCCGGTGTGCATGCCCGATACCTATCGGAGGTGGAACACCGAATTATGACCGAGGTGTTGATACGGAGGGCGCTGTGAGGGTAGGCGATATCGTGCGCGTGCGCGTGGAGTGGTCGATCTTCAATGGCCTGCGCGGTGAGGTGGTGAAGGTATTTTCGGTGGACTGCGTGGCTGAGGTCAAGTTGGAGGTGAGCGGGCTTGTCGTGCCTTTCGCCGTGAACGAGCTCGAAGTGGAGATCACATGACGACGCACCGAGTAACGCTGATCGCTAACCCATCCACGCCCTTACCCGAGGAGCTAGCTGGGGCTGAGGTCGAGGTGTTGGGAGGGCCACAGACGATCACGATCCAGAACACCCTGCACAGTTGGTATTACGTGTGCGCGCAGGTGAACGCGGACGGATCGCACACGCTGTGCCACCCCGCGTGCACGGGGCCGCACTACCAAGGCTTCATGCGACTAGAGACCGAGGCCGAGCGGGGGTCACGCATGAAACGCACGCGCGAGGCGAAGGCGCCCGCGTCCGTACCTATCACCGAGGAGACCGCGAAGAGGTTGATGGCCTTGTTCTTCCCTAGGGTGAGGCCATGACCCAAGACGAAGAGTTGCGTGTGTTGCGCGCGCAGGTATGCGCGGCTCGCGCCCTCGCACTGCACGCCTGGGTATTCTTTCTGCAGCACAGCACTGATGCAGCGCACCCTCACTCCAAGCGCCTTGCGGTGGCCCTCAGTAGAGGCCATGACGTCGGACTGTTCAACTCGTTGGACGTGCCCCCGCCCGTACCGCCCGAGTACCAGCCAAGTGACAGCGCGCACGGTGAGTGCAAGGTGCTGGGCTGCGTCTGCAAGGGGTTCCCATGACTGTGCAAGTGCAGATCTGGTACCTGGGTCAGTCCAACGCGTGGGGCTGGATCAAGGTCGATCCGTGGAAGAACAAGCGCCGCCGCCATGGGTCGCACCTGCGCTGGTCGGCCATCGCCTACGCACGTGCGAAGGGCTTAGACGTCCCCGTGCACGAGGCGGTGAAACTGTATCAAGAAGTACTCGAGTGGAAGCGAGGGGGTTTCCTGTGACCAGGCGCCGCCGCAAGGCCCCGCCCTCGGGGCCGAACTTCTTCGAGGAGAAAGACCTAGCGCGCGGCCCTCTGCGTGAGACCCGCCGGCGCGAGCTCGGCGGCGAAGGTGAGCTATGGTCCGACGAGGACGTGCTATATACCCCCACGGAAGACGAAGACGATGCCTGACTGTACCTGTCACATGTTCCCTGCCCGGGCGTGTTGGCACTACTCCACCCCTCGGCCCGAGGCCCAGCCCACGCGCGATCAGCAATTCATCTGCCAGGCTGACGCGTGCGACTCCACTGAGTGCGAGGAAGTCACAGGCGCGTATCGTTGTGTCGCGTGCGGTCTGCGCACCGACGCGGGGGAAGGGCGCGAGGTGTTGCGGTGAGGAAGGTCCACCGCGTTCGATTGGTGTCTCTCGGGGTGCTGTCCCGGCGCGCGCTATGTGGGGTCTCGCGATCCTTTACGCAGGCGCCAGCGCCTGAACCTGCACAGCGGTGCAAGCGGTGCGCGCGGATCATAGCTCGGCACGTAGCGCGCGATCACGCGCTATGGTTAGCCGTATGAAGAAGAAGCAACCCAAACCCCCGACCTATATCAGGCAACCCGCTTGCGAGGAGTGGCGGGATATTCCCGTAGCGATCCTGGGCGACGCTGCGCAGCTCGATCCGTACGGCTGCGTTGTGTACCTACTCGAACGTGCGCCCAAGGCCAGCGCGGCCGAGCTTGCGTCCGAGCTCGAACGTTGTGGTGGGCCTTCCCTCACCAAAGCCACCATGCGGCGTTGGCGCGAGGCCATCAAAGCAGGTCACACCGACGCGGCCCCCGAGGGTGCGGAGCTCGGGGACACTGAAGAGGGCAGCGACAACACCCCCGCGGGTAAGGCGAGGGAGGCGATCAAGATAGGCGACGCGATCGGGGCGAAGCGTTGGCTCGAGGCGGCCAAGCTCCAACAAGAGGCGGGCATTCCGGATCGAGACGAGGACCCCGACGCTCCGGATTGGTCTCGTATATCGGACGCGGAGTTCAGCGCCCTACGCGCGATCATGCGCCGCGCCAAAGGCGAAGTCGCCGACGAAGAAGACCTGTGGTGGAGAGCCCTCTTCGCGCGCGTACCCGACCCGCCCATCAAGATCCACCCTGCGCACTTGCCGTTGCCCAAGGGCTCGCCGAAGGGTGCTATATTGAGCCCGACCAAGACCAAGAAAGGGCTAGTGACGTGATTCAGCAACCCCCACAGATATCAGCTAACCAAAACGATCCGGACGCAATGCCTTGCAGGTTGTGCAACGGTACGGCGTGGCCCCACTGCGGCTGGTGCGGCGGCACGGGTTTTACGTTAGGCCGCGAAGCGTGCCGGCGGGCGCGCGATATGAACGAGGCGCTGCGTCGCGCGCAGCTGGGCGCGGTGGGGCGTGACGACTCCTAGGCCCAGTGCTATATAGTCAAGACCGAAAGGCAGGAGGTAATGATGGATCAGAAAGAATTCGGACAATCGATCGGGCTGATCGACACGGACCCAGGCCGCGAGGCACGGACCGCTGACGATTGCAGGCTTGCAGCGGAGCGGCGGGTGGCATTGCGATACCGCATGAAGGTGGCCGAGCTGGCCGCCACGATCGCGCCTGGTGTAGTGAACCGGATTGCGATTGGCGGTTCGGGGCGGGCTCCGTTCAGCGAACGGGTTGCGGCAGAGTCTATCGCCATAGCCAAGGCCATTTTGGAGGGCGTGTAGCGTGGATCAGGGCCTGGTCAAGGAGAACGACCGCCTACGCGCCAAGGTCGCTGTGCTGCGCAGGGAAATCCGCCGAGTCAACGCTCGATATAACTGGTTCCGTAGCGTGCTGCGGGACTTGGACACGATCAAGCGTGTCTACTTCGAACACGCCTATATGGCCAAGGAGATCACCCGCCTACAGGCGCGCGTAGCTGAACTCGAGGGCCAACACCACGCGAGGACGGAAACGTGGTGGTGCGGTCACCCTGGGGCCGTCACAATGATCGAACGCGTAGAGGCAGTGATCCCCGAGGACACTCACGGTATTCTGGTAGGCGAACCATGCCCGGTGTGCGGCGCGAGACAGGAAAGGGCCGAGTGAGCGCCCACGTGGAGACACTAATCGTCTTGTCGGTGTGCTTGCCGCCCGAGGACCTGCAAAAGCTCAGCGACCTATGCGAGCGCGTAGTCAAGGCCGAACAAGCCACGGCCCTGATCGCTATCGATCTGATAGCGGCCGAGGGCCAGCGAGACCGCGCGCTCGAGGACCTAGCCGCGGCCTTGAAGCTGGCCGAGCGTATCCAGAAGACGAACGAGGAGCTAGCCGCGGCCCTGGCCCTTGCGCCGAGATATATGGCGTGATATCTGTTCAGGGCCACAGCGCGGCCTCGGCTTTGGGTAATCCAAGCGGGGTGCCGCGCTGGGGCCTCCAATCGAAAGGACCAGACCAAGTGAGCAAGAAAGACAAGAAGAAAGCCAAGCCGACCGCTGACCCGAAGCGCCCGATTCTCGTGGGGGGCTTCACCGAGACCGAGCTCGAGGCTCTCAAAGAGGCCGCGGCCGAGGCAGGCGTCAGCCGTTGCGCCTATATCGTGCAATGCGTGCGGGAGAGCGTGGGCTGGGCGTGAACTACACCCCCGAAGGCCTCGCGCGGGCCCGTGCCGCGTTCGAAGGCAAGGCCGCCATCGTATCCAAGCGCGATATAACCCCCGAGGACGTGCTAGGCGAAATCCTCACGGCCTACGGCGCGGGTAAGTTGGAGTCCCAGGTCGAGGCCTCCAAGAACCTGATCCGCACGTACGCTCAGAACAAGGACAAGTCTCGTGCTGTGCTGCTGGCCGCGCTGGATAAGGCCCTGGACCTGTGCGCCGAGAAAGGCCTGTGTGAGCCCAGTGGCGATCAACGGTAACCCCAAAGACGCGATCGGCTCGCTCAAGGCCACGCTGGGCGCTATCCCGCGGCGTGTCTTGTTCGAGCTCGGTCTTGCCTTCCTGGAAGGTGACACCAAGTACTTCCGACACAATTACCTCGCTTCGCCTGTGCGCGCGATGGTGTACGTCGAGGCCCTAGATCGGCACGTGGCCGCGTGGGTCGAAGGCGAGGACGAGGACCCGGACACGTGCGACAAGGACGAGGCCGGAGTCCCTATCCCTGGCACGGGCGTTAGCCACCTCATGAAGGCCGGCGCCTGCTTGCTCATCATCCGCGCCGCGCAGGTGTACGGGACGCTGATCGACGACCGCCCGCCCGCGCAGGCGCGGGGTTGGCTCGAGGGCCTGAACAAGATCGCACGCCGGATCATTGAACGCAACGGCGCCTTGTATGAGCGCGGCGCGTACACCGAGGCGAACCGCGCGGAGTGGCCGGCCATGAACGATCGACTAGCGAAGGGCCCGATCAAGAAGGGCCACCGCGAGGACGGCAAGTCAGATGTGAACGACCCCGCGGTGGTCTTCGGGTACGCGTGTCCGTGGTGCGGCGGGAACCTGAACACCCCAGACGTATCCTTGCATGAGTGTGAGGGCCTCAAGGCCGCGCGCGCCCACGCGGCGAAGGTGTACACCCGCGGCCCTACGGTGATGGTAGACCTGACATACGCCCGCGGCCCCGTGTGTGGTATTTGCAACATGGCCCCCTGTGCCTGCGGTGACCCTGAGGGTTACCGCGGGTCCGACTACTAACCTCGTGTCAAACACGGAAAGGAATCAAGGTATATGCCCGCAGTTAGCCCAGGCGATCAACCCGACGCCTTAACAACGGCCCTCAGGACCTTTACCGGTATCATCACCGGCGAGGTCATGAGGCGCTACCCTCTTGCGCGATTAGAGTGGAGAACGCTGCCTTCTGGCCTGCGGGTACGTATCACCCGCGCGCGCGAGAGTGATAGCGCGTGGACTTGGCAAGGGGAGGACACTTTCGCCAATATAACATATGACTCTCAAGGCGCGGCCATAGCCTTCGTCAACGGGTTCTTTCTCTCAGTCGAGGCCCCATGAGCCACCGAAACGGAGTCAAGTATCGTCTCGAAGAGGGCCAAGCCGCGTTCGATCACAACGTGGCGCAGGCTAAGCGTGAGGGTCACAGCTCCGAGGTAGCCTACCTGCGCGGCTACAAGATCCACAACGAAGCGAAGGCTAAACGTAATCGGCGGGGGCACAGGTAAGACCCCTTGTCCGCGGCCGTCTTCGTTCCGAAACTGAGTTGCGCGGAGTTCGATCGCGAGGCCGTCACACGTGGCGGCTTCGCGGAGTTCGTCAAGCGGGCGTGGCCTTACATCACCATGCCCAAGCCAGAGGCTCTGATCTGGGATTGGCAGATGACAGAGCAGTGCGCCCACTGGGAGGCACTGTACAAGGGCGAGATTGACGAGCTCGTCGTAAACGTCCCGCCGGGCCAGAGCAAAACGCTTCTGGCCCTTGTGCTTTTGCCTGCGTGGATCTGGACGATAGATCCGAGCTACCGGTTCATGACGGCCAGCTACGCGGCCAGCCTCGCGCGCAAGGCCGCGCGCAGCTCCGTCGAGCTCGTCAAGTCGGCCTGGTATCAAGAGCGCTGGCCGCATGTGAAGATCGCGGGCGCCAAGGCCACGGCCGTTGGTGAGTACTTCACCACTGCGGGCGGGTCGCGCTTCACCACCTCGATCGGCTCCGTTGGCACGGGCGTCCACGCGCATATGTTCTTGGTTGACGACCCGGTCAAAGCCGCGGACGCCAAGCAAGGCAAGGGCAAGCAGTTCAAAGCCCGGCTTCAGAACGCCACCGATTGGCTCAGCAACACGCTGGGCTCGCGCAGCGTGGGCGGCAAGTCAACCTTCAAGGTTGGTTTGGTCATGCAACGCCTCCACGCGATCGACCCCTCGCAGGTCATGATCGATCGCGGGGCGTGTCACCTCTGCCTGCCGGAAGTGTTCGAGCCTGAGCGGCGCTGCGTGACCAAGGTGGGCGGGGACCGGCGCACGCGCGAGGGTGAGCTACTAAACCCGAAGCGGTTCAATGAGCGCGCGCACAAGCGCCGTGTCCGTGACATCGGCAAGGGCGCGGGCTACGCCTCGGCGGACGTCCAAGCGCAGCTTCAGCAAAACCCAGCGCCACCCGGAGGGACGATCTTCAAGGGCCCCTTTAAGCGCTTCACGTTGAAAGAAATGCCCTTCGTCAACACTGCCTCGGTTGTGTCGATTGACTGCTCTTTCAAGGACGCCGCGCACAACGACTATGTGGCGATCGAGGTGTGGGGCTGGAACGGCGAGAACTTCTACCTGTACTTCTCGCGCATGCTTCACGCTGGCTTCTTCGATACCGTCGAGGCCGTGTTGGAAGCCGTTGCGATCTGGCGACCACACTCCGTGCTGATCGAGGACGCAGCGAACGGCCCCGCGGTGGTCGAGACTTTGACCAAGCGCATGGGCCAGCTCGCGCTGGACGTGGTGGCCGTGGGGACCGGCGGCGGCATCGAAGCCAAAGCCCACGCGGCGGGCGCGTACTTCCGCGCGGGCAAGGTGTTCATTCTCGATGGTGAGCAGTGGACCGAAGAGAAGTGCAGGAACCTTCAGAACTACCCGCACGGTGTCCAGCATGACGACGACACCGCGGCCACCGCGCAGGCTATCTTGCACCTCGCGGAGAATTCCTCGGGTCTTGCCGAAGCTCTTGAAGCTTGGCGGCGAGGTGAGCTCGGTCTCCCTGTAGGCTGAGCTGGCTGATATTGAGGTCGGGTTGCCAGTAGCGCAGAAGCGAGCGCAGCGCGATTTCGTGGTGGCCACCATACTTATCGGGGGCGGCTAACGTGGCCCAGCACGAGAGGTGCGAGTCCTCCTTGAACTCCGCCACTTGTGTACACAGCGGGTCGAAGTCTAAGGCCACCTCCCCCGCGCCTAAGGCTACCCGCACCATTTCTCTGGCCTCGACCCACAGCCGGCAGAAAACCCAGCACGTGGATCCGTCATGGTATGCGACCCACCACACCGGCGAGGCCGGCGGAGCTTTCATATCTTCGCGGGGTGCGGCTCCGTTCATGGCGCCTCCAAATGTGCGACCCGGTATAGGCCGATCGCGTTGCTGAACAGTACTTCCCTGCCGACCCCGTTATTGGAGGGCCAACGCGCGCACGAGGTCAACGTTACCGCGCCCTCCTTGAGCAAACCCCGCGCCTTGAGCCGAGCGATCCGCGCGTAGGTTCCGGAGTGTTTCCGGTTCTTCTTCCCGATCGCGCGGTGGACCTCGGCCGCGGTAATGCCAGGGTGTTGCTCGACGTATTCGAGCAACGCGATCTGTTTGGCGGATAGGGGTTTCATTTGTGCAGGGCCCTTTCGAGCTCGTCCGCGCACGCGGCGAGGACGCAGGCCTCGTCCGGGCCTATGTGCGGGCTGTGGGTCTTGTCCCGCCACTGCGCGAGGAGCTCGGCTAGCTCGGTCCGTAGCCCCGTGCGCCCGCGCTCCTCGTGCCTCGCGGCTTCCTCGATTCGCTCAAGGCACTGGGCGAGGGCCAAGTCCCCGATCGAGGCAAAGGGCCGATAGGGGGCTTGGGCGACGGCGGGGAACACATCGCGGATCCACTTCGTCGCGCGGCGCATGCCCGCGGCCATGCCGAGGCAGTAGTTATGGGTGTAGAGAGGGGGCATCAGAACACCACTAGGCAGAAGTAGAGGCCCGCGCCGTGCACGCCCGTGGGGCCGACCGGTTCGCATTCGCTCCGGATGAAACCGGGGTCAGCCTGGCTGGGCGCGCGATTGCAGTCGAAGCACGCGGTGCTGCCGCATTCCTCACTTTGGGCGATGACGTTGCATTGGAGCTCGGCAGGGGCTTCGGGCTCAGCTTCTACCGCGCACGCGGAAGTGAGGATCAGGGCTACGAGGGATAGGTACTTGAACATGACTTTCCTTTCAGGGTTTCGATATGAGCCAGTAGGCGAGGGCCGCGCCGATGACGATAGCGCTCACGATAGCGCTTACCCAGTCCGTGGCGGGCGGGGAAGATTCGGGGCCGAACAGGTCCGCGCAGGCTCGGCAGTAACGGCCGCGCACGGGACGATCGCAGTAGAAGCAGCGTTTCATTGGCGCGAACCTTCTGCCGCATTGAGCGTTGCGGCATGCGCCGCGGCTTCGGCGCCAGAATGTTGCCCCCGATACGAGGCGATAGCGGCCCACATATTCAGCGACGTGCCGCGGTCAAACACGGTCAAGGCGTCAAACTTAGCGAGGTGGCCGTTAGGGTACCGCTTCGTGCGGCGCATAATACCTACTTGGAAACGGTTCGGGTTGGGCGTGTTCGTCATGAGGACCCCTCCTATATGTACCCTTCCACGTTTACATGCAAGGCCCTAGCTCAAGAAATCGTGTGGGTCGAATTTGACCCAGGCCCGTGATACAGTCTTGGCGTGAACCGCTCACTTCGCAGCTACAAGACCGATCAGGAAATGGCCCAGGACCTCGAGCAAGTTTGCACGCAGGGCCGGCGCGAGCTCGAAGGCGCGCGCGAGGATGCCTACTACAACGCTCTCACGGGCGCGGGGACGAGCTCGGACAAGTCCGCGGCCACGATCTGGAACTCGGCTACTAGCTTCCACTTGGATGACGTGACGTTGGCTAGCATGTTCACACATGACGGCATGGCCGCGCGTATCGTGGACATATACCCGCGCACGGCGTTCCAGGGTGGTATGTGGCTGAGTGGGCTGGGTAAGAAGGCCCAGGACGTCACCCGGTATCTCGCTCAGTATGAGTGCACCGCGCGCGCCACCGAGGCGTGGATCTGGTCTCGCTTGTTCGGCGGGTCCGTCATGTGGTTTCTGACGGACCAGGATCCATTGATGCCGCTCACGCCCGGTAGCTATGACAAGGTCACCGGGATCCGCGTGGTAGATAAGCGCTGGCTTGGCCGTCACCAGAATGACCGCTCTGGCAAGACGGTAGTCTACTCGGTGCGACCGCCCACCACGCGCGGACAAGTCACTACGCCGCTTGGCCTGGTCCACGAAAGCCGGCTGGTGATCTGGCCAGGCGCGCGCACCGAGATGCTCGCAAAGTGCTCTTACTTGGACGGCTGGGACTTCAGCGTTCTTCAGCGCCCATACAACGCGCTGAAGAACGACGGGACGGTATGGGGCGGCATTCAGACGCTGATCCAAGAAGCGTCCGTGAACATCCTCAAGGTGCAAGGCCTGTTCAGCCTGATCGGCTCCGGTAAGAAGGACGCGGCCCTCGAGCGATACAGCATCATCAACAAGGTCAAGGGCGTCTACCGCGCGATCGTGTTGGACAAGGACAAGGAAGAGTTCTCACGTGAGGCCGCGCCGTTCGCTGGCTTGGCCGACCTTGACGATCGCTCGATCAAACGCGTAGCGGCCGAGGCCGAAGTCCCCGTTACCATCCTGATGGGTGAGGCACCGGCCGGCCTCAACGCCACGGGCGCGAGCGATCTGGAATGGTTCGAAGGTCGCGTGATTGCAGACCGCACGCAAGAAGCCGAGCCCCGATGCAGGCGCATGTACGAGATCCTACTTGGCGCGCGTTCGGCGCCGAAGCTCCCGGCGGGGTACGAGATTCAGATCAGCTTTGGCCCCATCCGCCAACCCACGGCCAAAGAGAAAGCAGAAGCCTACTCGGTCACGGCCGCGGCTGACGCGGCGTACATCACGAACCAGGTCATCTTGCCCGAAGAAGTGTTCCTTGCGCGCGCGGGCGAAGACGGTTGGCAAATGAGCGATCTGGACTTCGACGAAGAAGCGATCAACCTTCGCCGTGAGGCGCTGAAGAACGGCGCCGCGGATCAGATCGCAGACCGCGCAGCCAAGGAGGAAGAGGCCGCGCAGGCCGACCGTGAAGCGAAGGCCAAGGCCCTGCCCCCAGGCAAGGAGGGCGCCCCGCCCACGAAGAAGAAAGAGCGCACGGACGAGGACGAACTAGCGAAGCGCGTGGCCGAATTGAAGGCCGCCAAGCAAGCCTTCATTCTTGCCGAGCGTGCGGCCAAGTCTGCGCAGAAGGAACACCCGCAAGCCTCGCTTGCGCTCGAGGCACGCGCTGAACGCAGGCGCCTAGGCAAGGCGATCAGCCGGCTTGCTGCGTCGGTCCGTGATCTCGAGGCCGACACGAAAGACCCGCTCGAGGCGCAGAAGTACACCGCACCCCTCAAGGTCGAGATCTCCACGCGCAAGGCTGAACGCGCCGCACACCTACCCGAGGCGAGCAAGGTGGCCACGCTACCGCCCGAGGTGCGCGCGTGCTTCCGAGAGCTCGCCCGTGTCCGCAAAGAGTTGGACGCGGCGCGCTTCGCGCTCGAGGCGTGGGACTTCGAGCAGGCTGCGAAACAGTTTGGCGCCTGATGGCCCAGTCCGCGCTTTACAGGAAGCTTGGCCGTAAGGAGCCAACCAAGGGCCCCGCGCGCACGCTACCGCCTAACGCCCGCACGGACGAGGCGCGCACGGTACGGGCGTTCGGTGTCTTCTGGGAGAGATGGTCCGCGCACGTCGAGAAAGTCTCGCGCGGTGTGTTGGACGCCCGCGACGATGCGCGCGTGGACGCGAAGCCCCCGAGCAAGGAGACCCTGTCCCTCGACTTCGATCGCTTGTTCGATCAGAGCGGGGTCGAACGCTACTTGAAAGGGCTCACCCGCAAGCTAGCTGATCAGAACAAGGGTTACATCGCGCGCGTAGCGAAGATCCCGGCAACGCAGCTCGCAACCAAGGATCGCACGGAAGGTTTCATTCGCGAGAATATCAGCCTAATCAAGACGCTGGGTGATGAGCAGATAGCCGAACTACTTCCGATCCTGCGCAAGGCGAGCGCAGCGGGTCAGCGCTTCGAGGACACCGCCGGCGCGATACGTGAACGCACGGGCGTGGGCTGGTCTCACGCCAAGCTGATCGCGCGAGACCAGACAACGAAGCTCAATGCGCAACTGCTACAAGACAACGCGACTAAGGCAGGCATTGAAGAATACGACTGGTCAACGTCCCTGGACGAGGCCGTGCGCGAGGATCACCGCAAGCTGCACGGCAAGCGCTTTCGGTTCGACTCACCCCCGATAGTGAACAAGCGAACAGGTGAACGGCGTAACCCCGGTGGTGATATACAATGCAGGTGTGTGGCGCTCCCCGTAGTCTCATTGTTGGACGATATCGGGCCTATGGTGCGGCCGGGGTCAGACGCCCCAAAGAAGCAAGCGCCCTCCGCTGAAGCCAAGCAGGAGACCTCCAAAATCGTGGACGAGCCTAAACGTAAGTTCCGAGTTATGTCCGACAACCTTTCGAACCCAGGGCCCTCACAGCAGAATGGCGGGACGTTCGCGTCCGCGGACCGGGCGCGCGCAACGATCGCTAGGTACGAACGTGCGCACGCCGAACGCGGCTGGACTCACACTGTTATACGTTGGGTCGAGCAGTGGACACCGGACGGGTGGGTTCGTATTTGAGAATCGTACGCGGCTAACTTCACTAGCGCGCGGCCCCGTCGTATATACAAGGCATGGCCGACCGCGAGCGACGCACCGAGTCCCGACCGACGATCCGAGTCCCCGCCGAACCTGGTATCCCCGCCCACGCCCCTGACTGCGCGCGGCACGTGGCGTTTGCTCTGGACCGTATTACCGGCGGCCACGGGCGCTGGGCTTACGATAGCCGGCTGGAAGAAGCCCGCGAGGGCTCGCGCGAGGTGGCTGATTTGGTCGGGCGCATCTACGAGGGGTTTTCGCTACTCGGCGCGGAGGGCCTCCCCCAGGCCCACCCCGAAGACCTCTGATCTGGGTAGTTTTTGACCTGGGTCTTGACGGACCCATGAACGCATGCGACCCTAATCGGGTCAATGGGCGTTTTCCGCACGGATACTGTCAGGCTCGATAAGTTCGAGCGAACCGGCAACGGCGGGGTGGCTATCCCGGCTGTTCTGACGCGTGCGGGCGTCTTCAAGTATCGCACCGACACCGGCCGCGAAATCCTCGAACTCAGGCCCCCAGAAGAAGTCCACTCTCCAGAGTCGGTCGCTTCACTGGGTGACGTGCCCGTTACGATCGGCCACCCGCCGGGCGGGGTGAGCCCCGCCAACTGGGCGAGCGAAAGCGTAGGCCACGTGCGCGGCCAGCTGCGCAAAGACGAGGCCACGAACGGCGTAGCCGCAACGCTGATCGTTTCGCGCCAAGACGCGCAGGCGCGCATCGCGCGCGAGGACGCAGACCGCGAAGCCCTGCGCGATATATCGCCAGGCTATCACGTGGACATTGACCCCACACCGGGGACCCACCCCGTATACGGCCGCTATGACCAGGTGCAACGGAACATCCGTTACAACCACATTGCGTTGATCGGTCGGGGCCAGGGCCGCCAAGGCGAAAGTGTTGGGTTGCGATTGGACGCAGCCGGCAACGAACACCGCGAACCCGCGGAAGAGAAGACACCAAAAATGAAAATCACTCTGAGACTGGACGGCAAGGACGTCGAAGTCGAGGCGGGTTCAGCGGAGCACTTGACTGCTCAGGCCCGGATCGACGCCACGCGCGACGCGCAGATCGCCTCGCTTACGAGCGAACGCGACAAGGAAAAGGCCCGCGCGGACAAGGCAGACACCGAGCTTGCGACGTTCCGCGCGGACGCGGCCAAGGCCGCACGCGCTGCACTCGAGGCTTCGGCCAAGACCGTGCTGGGCGCGGAAGCCACGTTCAAAGCGGACGAAACCGACCGCCAGATCAAAGAGCGCGCGATCCTGAAGCTGGACGCAAACGTACCGCTCGCTGGCAAGCCGGACGCCTACGTGGACGTCCGTTTCGACCTCGCGTGTGAGTCCGTCAAGGTGAAGCCTGCCGCCGAGGGCAGCGACCGCCAAGACGCGATCACCGCGGGTCTTACCGGCGGGGGCAGCCACGCCCGCGAGGACGCCCGCGAAGTCACCGCGGAGAGCAACCCCGACGCCTATATCGCGCAGCAACGCGCCAAGGCACGAACCCTTCACACCGCGGGGAGAAAGTAAGTTTTCATGCAAACTTCAATGACGCAGAATTTCACCGCGGCCCTCCCGGGTATGCGGTACGGCGACGGCGACCGAGACCGCGTGATCGCGGATCGTGTTGCCGAGGCCGCGATCCTGTTCGGCGTGTTCGTGTGCGTAGGCACCGACAACGCGAAGCAGGCCAAGTCGATCGCCGCAGCGGGTGATGTGGACTTCCAGTCACTCCTCGGCGTGGCCGCGTACAAGCACAGTGCGACGGTCCCGGACCTCACCACCACGGTTCAGTACTCGGCGGAACAGCCGATGACGATCGTTCACAAGGGCTACGTGTACGGCTTCGCCGAAGAGCCCATGGCCATGGGTGACACCGTGTTCATTCGCCATGCCGCTTCCGGCGGCAATACCATAACCGGCAAGGTCCGGAACGACGCGGACACCGCGTCGTGCACCTCATACGCAAACGTCCGCGTCGCCAAAGCTTGCACCGCGGCGGGCCCCGTCCTTCTGGAGATCCTGTAATGTCTGCTCACTTTGCTTTCGGTGGTTACCGCGCGGACATCGCGCGGATCGTCGCGAACGTTGTTCAAGAGTCCCGAGCGGGCGGGTATCGCTCGGACGCGGTGCCATCGGTCGAAGGCGGAACGGCCTTCCTCCAAAGCGAGCTGCGTCAAGTCTCCGCCAAGACGTACGATGTCGTCAATTTCCCGACGATGGCACGCACGCTGGTCCCATTTTCGGAGACCGTCCACCCCGGCGCGGATACGTATAGCTACGATCAATACGAGGCGCTGGGCGAAGCTGAGTTCAAGACCGCCGGCGCGACCGATGCGCCAGAAGTCACGCTCCGCAAGAAGCGCTTCACGTTCCCGATGCGCACGATCTGGGACAAGTACCAGTACTCCTTCGAGGACCTGCAAGCCGCGATTTTCAGCAAAACCCCGCTGAACTCCAAGCTTGCGCTGGCTGCGCGCATGGCCCTCGAGCAGAAGTTCGACGATGTGATCACGCGCGGTGATCTGGTCCACGGTATTCGCGGCCTCGCGGGTAACACGGACTTCACCGCGGTAGCACCGGTGACCGGTACTTGGACCGGGGCCACCACGCCCACGCAGCTCTTCGGCGATTTGAACAAGTTGGTTCAAGCGGCCGAGCAGGCAACGGGCGGCTTCTTCAAGTCGGACACCTTGGTGTTGCCGCTGAGCGTCAAGCCGTACTTGACGGCGCCTTGGTCCACGACCACCACGCCCACCACGATCGAACAAGCGTGGCTCGCTACACAGCAGCAAGCGAAGACCGGGATCACCTCGATCCAATACTGGAACAAGTTGAACTTGGCCAACGCGGGCGGCACCGGTGGCCGCGCCCTCTGCTACAAGAACGACCCCATGGTGCTCGAGGCCTTGCTGGCCTACGAGTACCTCGAATTTCCGTCGCCCACGGACGGCCTGATTATCCAGGTGAAGAGCCAAATGCGGTTCGGTGGCCTCGCGGTCCACTACCCGCTCGCGTGCTCCTACATGGATATTCAGTAGTCCTCGCGCGCGTCACACCTCGCACCTTATGCCCTGGCCCGGGCTTTCCTGACTTTCGACGGGCCAGGGCGTTTCTATTTCGAAGGCAGGAATCGAAAGGGAACACGCCATGAAAATCCGGAATATGAGCGATCACACAATGATGTTGCAGGCTGACGATCAGGTCCTGGTCTTGCAGCCGTACGGCCGCGCCCGCGGGCGCGTGGACGAACCCGTCAAGGGCGACAAGCCGCCCGAGTACGTCTTGACCGACCGCCAGATCGAGGCGTTCAGCGCGCCCGGTACCGCGGGCAAACTTTCGCAGTTGGACTACTTCGGAGAGCGCGGCTTGGAGCTCGTCGATGCGCCCGAGGCCCCGCCCAAGGCGAAGAAAGCGAAGCGCGCGGCATGAACCACGTGAGGCTCACGAACCTTACGGATCACGGGCTGACGTTGGGTACGCGCGTATTGCCCGCGGGCGAGTCCGTAACCTTGTCAGATGCCGAAGTGACCGAGGGTCTCGAACGGGACGCGAAGTACTTCTTCGACCGTGGAGAGCTCGGCATTGACCCCGCGGAAGCCCCGCCCCCGCCGAAGACCAAGCGCAACAAGGGCTCGAACCCTGCGCCCGAAGACGAAGACGAAGACGAAGACGAAGACGAAGACGAAGACGAAGACGAAGACGAAGACGAAGACGAAGACGAAGACGAAGACGAAGACGAAGACGAAGAGACCCCGTGATCACGACCCCGCTAGCATTCCTTGCCCGCTTCCCTGAGTTCGCCAAAGCCGGCGAAGCTCGGATCCAAGCTGCGCTTGACGATGCGGCGGCACAGACGGACGCGACTGTGTTCGGCACCCTCACGGACCGGGCACAGTCGCTTTTGGCGGCGCACTACCTCGCGGGTGGGCCCAGCGGGCGCGAGGCACGCCCGAAGGACGTGGAGTCAAAGACGGTCTATTTGACCGCGCGCGAGGAGATAGAGCTCACCCACTGCGGAGGATACGGGGCCGCGCCGTGAGCCGAGTCACCCAACGCGACAACGGCGCCAAGGCCCTGATCAAGCTCACCAAGGGCAAGAACCAGCCACGCCTAAAAGTCGGCGCAATCGGTGACGCGGCTGCGGCGAAGCACAAGGACGGCAACGGCGCGACCGTGGGCGAGATTATCACCGCACACGAGTTCGGCCTCGGCAACGTTCCAGAGCGATCAATCATTCGCGCGTATATCGACGAGAACCGTCCGCGCATCGCTGAAATGGTCAAGCGCGTTGGCGTGCAAACAGCCCTCGGCAAGATCTCGGCGGTCGCAGGTCTGAAGCTGATCGGCTTCAAGATCGTTGGCGAGATACAGGCCCGCATGGCTGAAGGCATCCCGCCCC